ACTGGACGAGTCATGTAGTTTCCATTTAGTGTTCCACTACATAAGAATTGATCTGTGGCTGCAAGGCCATCAACCCTGATTAAACTATAAACATTGTATGATAAACCAGCACCACCAGCATTATTTAATGCTTGCTGAGCAGTTGATAAATTAATATTTGCTACACCAAGAGCATCGTAGGCATTGTTCTTATTAGTTAGTGCAGTTGCTACTGTCACTGTTTGTCCATCTACTGCTGTTTGGGCTAATGCTTTTTGTTCAAGTGCCGTTGCTTTTGCATCAAGGGAATCATCATATAGGTCTGAGGTTTGGGTCTGGGTTTCTTTTGCAGATACTGCAATGGCATATTTATCTTCTGCCTCTTGTATTAAGGATATGAATTCATCCTTGTAGCCAAGGTCGTCAATGCTATCGTTGAGTTCTTGTATTTCTTGGGCTGCAACTGTGAGGGGATCATCAGAGTGGGCACCTTCTGGGGAGATAAAAAGCCAGCCAAATGCTAATAATGTGGCTGCTGCTATTCGTATTAGTTTTTTGATTACCTTTCCCCCTTGCAGACTGATGTCTGATAGGGTTATTATATCATTTTATTGCACAAAAAAGGGGCTACCGTAATTGGTAACCCCTTAAATGTTGGACTAATTACTTAACGTAAGTAACCTTTGCCTTTGGATTCTTTGCATTCCACTTCTTTGCAAGTGCATTGAAAGCATCCTTAATTGACTTAAGTGCAGCAGCATTATCTGCTGTTAACTTAGCGATAGTTGCATCCTTAGCAAGGACAACTGCATCTGAAGCAGTCTTTGCATCAGCAAGTGCCTTAGCAGAAGCAGCCTTCTCTGCAGCAATTGCAGTTGCAAGAGCAGCATCTGAAGCAGCCTTAGCAGCAACAGCATCTGAAGCAGCCTTTACGACTGCAGCATCTGAAATTGCCTTAGCAGCAAGTGCTGCATCTTTTGCAGCCTTCTCAGCAGCAAGTTCTGAAACTAGATCACGAACTGTAATTTCTGCAAACGGTGCTAGTGCACGAGCAGGAAGACCAACTACATCTGCAGTTGTTGCATCTGATGATGTTGTAGGTGAGAATGTGATTAGTGATCGTGTTCCAGTTGCTGGAAGTGTTGCAACAAACTTTGCAACTCCAAAATCTGAAAGTGTAGCACCAGTTGTTACTGTTGCTGTATCCATAACTGCTGTTGAAGCAAACACTGTTGCAGTGATTGACTTAGCAGATACCTTGTTACCAAATGTATCTGTTGCAGTTACTGAGATGTCTTGCTTTGTACCAGCAGCACCAGCAGAAGGAGCAGATACTGTAAGAGTATTAATCTTACCAGCAGTTCCCTGTACGTAGTATGTAAGTTGTGTTCCACCGTTAGTGATTACAACTGTACCAATTGCTGTTGTCTTTGTGTAGACATAAAATGTTGCTGTTGTTCCTGTACCAGTTGCAATTGTCAAAGATGATGATCCTGATGTTGCTCCTACTGGTGCAGCAGTTGTGTGTAGTGCAGACACGATTGTTGCATTTGTTGCTACGACTGAAACGCTTGTTCCAACATCAACTGTTGCAATAAACTTTAGTGCGTCAGCAGCATCTACTGAGTTGTCTGCAGGGACTGGTAGTGATGCAGGCGTTGCGATTGCTGATGCTGTAGTGTTTGCTACAGTGTCAAGCGATACAGCGACTGTCATTACAGCAGCACTTGCAGGCGTTGCTACGATTGTGCCCAAAGTCATGGCTGCAACCATGGCTAGTGCGATTTTCTTGAATGAATTCATTCGATATTCTCCTTGTTTATAGTGTTTTTAGTCTGTCCAAATAATCTTTTATATCTTCTATTTGGCTAGGTTTATAGTGTATCACATTCTCAGGTAGAGTGTCAAACTGCTTAGGTCTATCCCTAAATGTATGAATATCTATCTCTGTATTATTATCCTTTGGGGTATGTGATATTGCCCCAAATATTGCTCCACACACGGCGTCTGCTAAGTCTTTAGATTTTTTACGTGGGTGGTCAACTCTATCATTTTTCATTATCTTTAATTGTGTTAGTTCATCGAACAAGAGTTCGATTGCTGGCATTACTAGTCTTTCCTCATATACAAGCATAGCCATGTCCTCATAGTGCTTCTTAGCAACAGAAACAGTATCAGTTTTCATTCCTACCTGCTTTAATTCATTTTGAATATCAAAGGATTGCCAACGGTCAAAGGAAACCATTCCAATATCAAACCCTATTCTTCTAAGGTTCTGAATCCATTGTTTAACTTCTGAAAGATTTACGGGGCCTTCTACTTTTGGCTCCCACCAAACTACCGCATCTACTACTACAATTGGTGCCACTTGCTCATAATTATTAATGACTTGTATGTTTACCCATTTTTCTACATGTGCAATTGCAACTGCACACTTGTCGTGCTTTTGTGCAAGGTCAGCATGAACATAATATTTTTTATCTGGATCTGGTTTAAATGATTCATCAAACCTTTTAAAGGTATCAATGGGGTTTCTTGATGTCATACATGCTCTAACTTTTTCATGCTGCTTAAAGAATGCATCAGAAGCAAAAGTTGGTACGCATGCAAAACGCATCATTGCATCACCAAGGTCTGTATAGAAAGCAATTTTAAAATCATCAATCTTTCTGGTAGGATTTACTTCCCATGTTGGTCTTTTTAATGCAAATACTCCTGGATATTTGTATGAAATAATATGGTCTTCATCCCATGAAATTTCCAACGAGTTGTTTGGATCATCATCTGGAAGGTCTGGATTAAGAACAAACTTGTGTGTTCTTTCAACAAGTTCTTTTTCAAGAACTACATCATCATATTTTTCTGAGATATAGTCTCCTGGGTATCTTGGAAATGAAAGCAAAACTACTTTACCAAGGTCAGGGAAACGAGAGTCTACTGATCCACGGAAAGCCTTGTATATATTCTCAGCAGTCTTTCCTTGTTCATTGCCTGTACCAACCTCAGATGCAAAACCAGAAATCTCATCAAGTACTGCAAGTAGAAGGTTTAAACCCTCATGTGATTCTCTTTCTGAGTGACCAGAATAAACAGTAATTGACTTGTTGAACTCAACCGAATCTGCTTTTGCATAGTACTTTCCAGCAAACCAAGGAGACTTTTCAATCTTACTTTTAAAACCTTTAAAGAAAACATTCTTTGCTTGTTGAGCATTGATAGCAACATTGATTAGGTCAATAGCATCTCCAGATGGCTTTCCAAAGTATCTTGCTGGATCCTTAAGGCATAAAAGTTTATATACAATATAAGCACATGCTACTGTAGATACAAAGTCCTTTCCAGATCCCTTGCCAAGTTGCAATATAATTTCATTCTTAGTATATTTGTCAAAATACCTTGAGCCTTCTGTTTCTCCCATAATCTCAACAAGATCTTCTTTGCGATATATCTGACTCATAGCCTCAACAATGCTGTACTGTATGTCTGATAGTGGTGGCTGCCCTAAAAATGCTTCTCCCTCAACAAAAGTTTTTGCATCTACTGGTGTTTCTTCAAAGTTGTTATCTTTAAGTACTTCAAAAAAATCATTGAATGTCGTGGACAACTGTAATCACCTCGTTGTCTTTTGCAAAGGAAGAAAGCCTACGCATAATTTCATCACGCACCTGCGGATATTCAGATGCAATATCTTTTAATATTGAAACAAGAACTTCTTGACGATGCTCAATTTCCATCATCTCTTCTGCAAGTTCTTTATTCTCAAGAAGACCAGCCTTCTGAAGCATATCAATACGTTTTGATTCAATATCCATTACAAGTTTAATTGCAGCAGTCTTTGCACTAAGATTGTTAGTCATAGATGCTTCGTCAATAACTTCGTAAGTACGAGACACTAATTTACTATAATGTGTATCTGCTGCAGCAAGTGCTTCTTTAGCACGGGCACGGATTGCGTCATTGGCAGACGCCATAACTTTCCACTCGTTAATAAGTGTCACAACCTTTTGTCTTGGTATTGCAAGTTGCTTAGAAATTACTGTTGGATCGTTGCCTTTTAGGTACTCCTCTACCACTTGATTAACTTGATCAAGATGTTTAACTAAATCATCTTCTGTACTCATAAAGACTCCTGGTTCATTCTTTTCATATAGTTTCGTTAGCCACCTTAAAAAGTATTAAATATCCAATAAGGTCATCTATATCATTGTCACCGTAAAACTCTGTACCTCTTGATATACGAGATAGTTTGTCATCAATCCTAATCTTAATCTGCTCTGTTTTATCTGCTTTTGAAAATATTCTAATTGGATCTAGTGCAGAATCTCCATACGATTTATTCTTTGCAATAAGCATATCTTTAATCTCATCGCATATTTGAGCAATTGTAAACTGTGTCTCAAAACTCATTTTCTTCCTCATCGTTTAGATCCCAGTCAAAGACTTCTGGGAAATTTTTAATAGCCAAAATTGTGTATGTCAAACCTGCAGCAGCAACCAGTGATACCAGCATAAATAAAGTTTTAATTCTGTTCATCGTCTTGACTTCCTTAAACCAAATTTAGCAAGGTATACGTAAATAGTCTCTATGCTCACACCGCACTCCTTTGCAATCTCTTCTGGAGTCTTTTTATCCATAAGATACCTCTTACGCATAAAATTCTCACTTGTATACAGTTTAGCAGACATAGTTCTATTTTTCAACTCTTTCAATTGGTTTGAGTTTATCCCAGTATCCCCCAGGATTTCCTACGTATACCTGACCAGTTTCACGATCAATTAATAACCATTTTTCTGGAGAGCGAGTTCTGACTGTCAAGATTACGTCCTCAGCCTCTTCTTTAAAATTAAAAGGTTCTCGACTCATAATTGAACCGCCTTTTCCCAATTATTAATTGCCCAGTGTCCTATGCCACAAGCATCAGCAACATCATTATCTGTAATAGTTCTATCATACATAGTATTAATATATCTAATAGTTCTTTGCTTTCTTAAATCCCTTTCATAAGTCTTGATCCAAGAGTCAGACTTGTCTGGATTCAAAGCCTTTATAGATAGTTTTTCTTCTTTAGATATTTTTTTGTTTCCTATATAGTTTTGCCAAGTTATCGGAGCAACACGGCCAATGGTAGTTGTATTGGCCTGTCCTGCTGCTCCAAGAATAGCACCTTGTACTAGTGCAAGATCTGCAGCAGTCTTAGGACTATTCATAAAAACAGTATGCTCAATAACTATTGCTTCGAACCCACCGTAGATATCTATAAATGCTTTTACTTTTTTACCCGCATCCATAACTTTTTCATAAGTATTTAACCCTTTAAAGTTAATTTTACCTATAGAACTTAGTGTTTTTTCTTTAGTATCAAAAATAGCAAAAGCAAGGCTGTTAGTGCTAGCATCAATAGCGCATACAGTTTTTGGCATAACCTTAATCCCCCACTTGTTACTTGTCATTTAAGTACCTTTTGATATCTTTTATTGCTTGTTGAACTTCTTTTGGATCTATAGCGCAGGTATTGCATAGTTTTTCATCATTATATATAGACAATTGTTTATTACAAGATCTACATACCCTGGATTTTCCAATTCGTTTTTGTCTCTTAGATTGCACATACCTATCTGAAATTTTTTCTTTTGTCGCAGCAGACCTGCAATCTGCAGAACAATATATCTGATAAGATATATCAGAAATAAAATTATTGTCACACCATTTGCAGTTCTTCACCAAGAATCTCCAAGGGTCTGATTTTTATAACCCCTGCCCCTGCAGACTCACATGCTTTTTTAATTGGGCATGATTTGCATATCTTGGAATTAGACCTGTAATTTTTAATTGGAAGAGTTTTATTCTCCCAATTGCTTCTTACTTCTCTCATCCAATCAAATGCCTGGTCTACCCACCGACGGTAATGATCGTTTACTTCTACTGGAATCAAAAGGAGTTCGTGATTATTTTTATTTTCATAAATCATAACGCCCTTTGCTCTTTTTAATATCTTCATGTAAATTAGTAATTGCATCAAGTGGCCATTCTTGGCTTTCCCAGATGCCTTTCTATACTCAAAGCCCTCGTTCATCATTGTTTTAATTTCACAAATAAGTTCATCTCCTTGCCAATCAAGCATGGCATCACCATATCCAAAAATAGGAGGGTCTTCATTCTTGATTTTAAACTCTGTTGTTTCTTCACCATCATCATCTTTATATATTTTTGCTATTTTTGAATTCATCATGGCTGCTTGAATTCTAGCGTGAGACAGTGTTCCAGCAGTCATATTTGCTGCACTATATGCATCAGCATTGTCTTCAAACATTTGACCATCAAATGCCAAATACCAGTATCTAGCACACTCCCCATGACCGTAGGCAATAGTTGATGGTGCAAAGGTTTTTTTAATAGTGTGTTTATCTACACGCTTTATTGTATAGCCTTCTTTAATTCTTTGCTCTAATCCTGCAATATCCATTGAATGAATAGGTTTTTGTTCTTGTCGTATCATTACAGTATGCAATAAATTTTTTGTCATTTTTTTCTCGTTTCTATTAGTTATAAGTATAGCAGATTATCGAGTTATATATTTGAGTGCTGAGACAAGACTGTTTATTGACTCCGCTGCAGTATAGTACAAATTTTTCTTTCCACGATCTGATTTGTCAACATTAGCCATCCAGGTTGCTTTAAAAGACATTTTAGCAGCAATTGCCTGTAGCCTTACAATCTCCACATGTGCAACATTGATTGGAATGTCTGGCTTTATAATTAATTTAGCAATCATTGTAAGTGCAACCGTAAGTTCTTCGTCCTGCATATAGTCTGCAATCTCTGATAGACCATTTACCATATCTATTGTTGTTTGTTCTTGTTGCATTTTTTATACCCCAGTTTTTCTATTATTAAACTTTACTCTTTCTTGTTCCCAAACTAAATTATATCTTTTAAGATCTTCATCTTTGCTATTGATTTCGTGTCTACGCTTTCTGTCTTCTGGATCTCTGGACAAATCATTAAGTTTTTTATAATCATCTTCATTAGCAAAATGAAATGTTAAGACTGTTGATGTTTCATTTTCATCTAATACGATATTTTCTCTCCAGTGTATCAGACCTGCTCCCCAGAAAGCAAGCATATCTCCAATTTCAAGCGAGTATCTTTTGCCCTCAATAAGAAGATCCCAATCTACAGTTTTTTCTAATTGATAATCTAGTGTAAGTTTTGTGTAGTAGTTATCAAAGTCTCTATGTGGTTGGAGTTTTGGAGTATCCATTTCAAAATTATACTTTTTATTGTAATGATAATAACTATTGTGTGACATTATAACTGGCTCACCACAAAGATCAGAGGCAAAGGCTTCAACCTTTTTTAATATATGCTCTGGATAAATTAGTTCAATATGCAGTCTTGATAGTTTTTCTTGAATAATAGGAGCGTTGAGACTGCTTTCGTACTTAACTTGTTTTAAATCTTCTATGCATTTGTTAATTACTTTTAATTCTTCATCACTAAAAAAATCTTTATATATTTTTATTTCTATATCTTTTTTAGGTGCAAACTCTTTGTATAGCATGCTTAGCCCATAGACTTTCCGCTAATTCCATCCAGGATTCCATCCTCATTCCATAAATCAAATGCTGCTCTCATGTCTGGTCTTGCTTGTAAAGTTTGCAAATATTTTTTTCTTCTGTCTGGATAAAGTTCTGGATCAATTGGGTTTTCACCATTTAAAAATCTATAACTATCCATTGGTGAATAATCCATGCTTATAATTTCACAGAATTCTCCGTCTTTAAACTTGCGTTTTGGCCTCCAGTGAATTTGATTAACAGCGCTAAATATTATTGTCTGCCCAGGACTTAAAGAATACTTTGTAAAATTGCCAGTATCTTCCCAGTTACCAATATACAAATCCCATTCTACGTTTGCATCTAAGCAATAGTTTACAGTAATTAAATTATTGTCTGCGTCTAAATGAGGAGGAAGTGCTGGACTGTTATCTCCATATCCATATTTAAGATTATAGTCTATGTAGTTGTAGTGGCACAAAGCAATATCTTCTTTATATAGAGGCTTTACAATTTTATCCATTGATTCTTCACAGTCTTTTGGAATATCAAACTCAATAAGCATTCTTGACATGTTCTTTGCAATTTTTGGCTGAAACCTACTTATAAAATTTGATGTTCTTATATAGCCATCCTCAACTCTATCACCAATAATAAGAGGCTCTAGTTTTCTATTTTCCTCAATGATTGATTTCATTCTTAAAACTTGCTCATCACTAAATAAATTGTCAAGATAAAATGGTAATGGTTTGTTGTATTTATCAAATCCTGTTAGGTAATCATGTAACTCATGCATTTATATACTTCCCATCAACATATTTTCCATTGGAGTAACCACCATTTTCATCAAACCATTTTTGATATTTTGCTGATTTAGAATCCATAATTTCATTTGCATCTTTATCTTTAGGCCCACCTGTTGGATCAGAAAAATGAAAATAGATCATCTCGACAAAATCATTATTATTAAATACCATTGTTGGTCTCCAGTGAATCTGATTAGTTCCACTAAAAGTTAAAGCCTGATTGTCAAAAAGAGTAAATTCTACTTCTTCAACAACCAAAGGCCATTGGATGTTTGACTTTAATTGAAAGTCAATTGTAAAGCGTTCCTCTTTAAATGTTTCATCATAGTGTGGAAATAGTGATGGTTTATATTCCTTACCATCAACCTCACGGTTTTCATATTTACTGTGACAGTATTCTGTTAGGATTAGATTATTATTTTCATTAATAGATCTTGCATAACCCGTAAACTTATCAATAATGTTTTGTGGTAAATTTATAAAATTATTTGTTTGACAGTGAACCTCTACAAACTTGTTTCCATGGCTGTTTTCTACTGCAGACAGAACCTGTAGGGTCTCTTCTTCTGACAAAACCTCATTAATAACGGTATTTGGGTGATCATGCTTCATATATATTTTTCCTATTCATTTTACTTTTTATCATAGTTACATTATACACCATCTACTAGTTGTTCTAATATTGACATCTCTATTACTGCAAGTCTTACTTTTGAGTTACCCTCGCCAAGAGCAATAACAATTGCTGGATCGTTACCATTCCTAATAGCATCGGTTGTAGCCTTTGCCCAAACCTCTTTATTAAGAGTAAAAGATTTTCCAACTTCTTTAAAATCAACCGTAAAGTTTTCCCAAGAAGCGTCGCCCTTGTGTGTTCCACGACCTGAGTTCTTATGCTGTTTAGCACCTATCCTCTTAGACTCACTCTTTTCTGTCATCACCCTTCCATTTCTGTTTACCAAACTTAACAGTACTTAAGTGTTTTTCCTTACACATCCAAGTTGCGGTTTTTGTTTCTGGATACAGCCTTAATGATGTAACTTCAATTTTACAACTATGGCAAATAAACTTACCATTGTATACTGTGTAACTAGCCATTTAGTTTAGACTTGATTGATTCTTGCAAATCAAGATCCTCTCTTACACGATTAACAAATGCTTCTTTACCCTGAACCTTTGAGCCGTCAGGAAGGATATACCAAGCACCTGTTCGTTCCACAATGCCGTTTAGTTCAGCAGTAGTAACAAGATCGCCGATGGTGTCAAGACCAATATCATCACCTCTAAAATAAAAATCATACTCGCCAGATTGAAACCCTGGGGAGGTTTTTGAGAACTGGAGTTCCCACTTAATAGTTCTACCAATTTTTTCTTCAATTAATTTATCTCCTATCTTGATCTTTCCTTTAATTGCTTGATTGTCTGACTCTGAAGAAAAGAGTTTAACAATACATGAGGAATAAAACTTAGTAGCCTGACCGCCAGAAGGCTGCTGGCTAGTATACATAGCGTTAATATTGTTACGAGACTGAGAAATAAGAACAAGCAGAGTTGGCTTAACTTTATTGTTTGCATAGTTAAGCATCTTCCATGCGTTACTAAAGTCACGGGATTCTGCTCCAATCTGTTTAGTATTTTCTAATGCTTTCATTTCATCTGTATCTTTTTCAAAATAGATTGCAGGAAGCATTGATGTAATAGAGTCTACCACTATTATATCAACTCCTGCATTCATCAATCCAACGCCAACATCTACCATATCACTGATAGTTCTTGCTTGTGAGTAAATAAGTTTTTCTGGATCTACCCCTAGGGTTCTGGCCCAGTCTTCTGAGTACGACATCTCTGAATCAATCCATGCACATAGTTTTCCTTCTGCCTGTGCTAAGGCAATCATCTGAAGGCACATAGAAGACTTTGCAGAGGACTTAGACCCCCAGATGAGTACCTGTCTACCATATGGAAGACCACCACCCAGAGCACGGTTTAGTCCGTAACTAGGTGTTGGCTGATATTCATAACTAATTCCAACTCCGCTTCCAAGTCTTTTCCTTAACTTAGGATCAAGTTGTGCTAATGCTTCTTCTATACTAACTGACATGTACATCCTCCAATGTTACTGTTCCGTCTTTTGTTTTTCCAAAATCAAACTTATAAGATTTTCCTTCTTCTATGTGCATGTATGCTTTTGCAAACGATGCAGGAAATACTGTAATAGAATGCAAGTCTCTGCTTGTGTCTGCAAGTGTAAGAGATGCCATCTTCTTTCCTGTCTTTGTAATTCTTGGCTTAAATGAAACCACAAACATCTCATCATCCTTGTATGGAAGTTGCTTATAACTTAAGAACTTCACAAGTGCGTGTGATGATTCTTTTATCTCATCTGAAGGTATGAAAGAAACAATCCTGTTATCATTACAAAGAAGCAAGTAAGAGCGACCCGTCTCAATAGTTGTATTTTCATCATCAAATATACCGACACTGCCAGTTTTGTCCAAAACTTCAACTCGTGACCATCCTGTTCCTCGCTTAATTGATTTTACCATACCCATAAAAATGTATGATCCCTTTTCTTCAAAGTCAACAATATCCTGAATAAATGCATAATAATGAGAAGGAATAGTAATATTAAACTCTGGAAGGTTTAAGTATTCATATAGGTTCTCTTTAATTTCTTGATCATTTCTAGGATTGTCATTAAAGGTCGCAGCGCCTATCGCTCTTAGTGCTTGGAGTGCACGGCTATTTACTCCGTTGCCCTTGGTAAATGTAAACTCTTCAAGTTCTTTGTACGAATTAAATGGTCGTGCCGATATGTATCGTTCACCAATTTTGTCAGATATGAACTTGATAGCACTGAGTCCAAACCTAATACCTTTACCCTCAATTTTAAAATCGATATCCGAATCGTTAATGTGAGGTAACTTAACGCTAATGCCCATTCTTTTTGCTTCAATAAGATATTCAGTTCTCGCATCTTTATCCTTTTCATTTTTTAGTACTGAGTACATAAACTCAAGTGGGTAATAGTACTTTAGCCATGCTGTCCAATAGGATAGCGTTGAGTATGCTACTGCGTGAGACTTATTAAATGAGTACCCTGCGTGGGCCTCAAAGTCATGCCATAGATCACGAGCAGCGTTAGGAGCAATAAACTTAGAGGCTCCTTCTACAAACTTCTCTTTAAACTGATCAAATTCTTTAGCATCCTTTTTCTTTCCAATGATCTTTCTAACTTTATCTGCTTCCGACATGGACATACCGCCAAGGTGTACGCATGCTTGCATAACTTGTTCCTGGTAAAGAATACAACCATAAGTGTCCTCCGTAAATTGTTTTAGTACTTGGTGAGTATAAGAAATATTTTGACGACCATGCTTGCGATCAACATAGTCCTTTCCAATAGTATTCATTGCACCTGGACGAACAAGAGCATTTGATGCTGCAAGTTCGTTTAGGTTCTTAACGCCCATCTTAACAAGAAGATTTGTGTATGGTGCTGCTTCACACTGGAACACACCTTTTGTGTATCCATCTGAAAGCATTTGATATACGTTTGCATCATCCATTTTAATCTTGAGCAGATCTATCTTCTTGCCATCTCGTTCTTTAATAATATCGATTGTATTCTTAAGAACAGACAAAGTCTTAAGACCCAAAGCATCAATCTTAATTAGACCAATTCTTTCGGCTTCTTCCATGTCAACACCTACAACAGGAATTCTTTCATCTGATCCTGTAGAAGATCTTGTCTCTAATGGTGCGTATCTAAAGATTGGTTCCTTACTTGTTACTACACCTGCTGCGTGAATACCTGTACCACGAATACGACCACGAAGTTGTTCTCCGTATACTTCTACTTCTGGATATTTTTCACGAAATTCATATGTTGATTTAGATGTACAGAAGTCATCCCATGAGTCTACAGTCTTTAAAACCTTATTGACATCTGACAAAGGAATATTTAATACTCGTGAAACGTCTCTAACAATGCCCTTGCCAGTAAACTCAAGGAAGGTAGCAATAGATGCAACATGTCGATACTGTCTAACAAGATAATCTTTAACTTCTTCACGACGAGTATCCTGAATATCTGTATCGATATCTGGAAAGTCGTTACGTTCTGGATTAATAAAACGGAAGAACAAAAGGTCGTGCTCAATAGGATCAATGTCTGTAATTTTTAAAGCATAACAAACAAGAGAACCAGCAGATGAACCACGACCTGGTCCAACCATAATCTCTTCTTTCTTAGCCCAGTTGATCATATTGCTTACAACAAGGAAGTACGGGGCAAACTTCTTGTCCTTAATAATTTTTAACTCTTCTTGAAGTCTGTCAAGATACTCTTGGTTTTCTGACAAACCTCTTTCTACCAAACCATCTAGTGCAGCCTTTGCAAGTTCTTTATCAGGACCCTTGTACTGTACTGGGAGCAAGTCTAATCCTTCTTGAATGCCGTAGTCTCCTACTGTCTCTGCTAATAGGATTGTGTTGGAGTATATGTCAGGTCTATCTATTCCCTGCAATTCCATCGCTGTTTTAATCTCTTCATATGAGAGCAGGTGAATATCAAACTTATTAAATGTAATCTGACGGTCTTCGCCATAAAGATAGTCAAGGCGTTCCATCATGTTGCCCTTTTTCTTTGACTTTTCATATGTTGCATCTTTTACAAACTTACCGTGTGTGTTCATAAGCAACTTAAACTCTTGAACTTCTTTTTGTGATGGGTCAACATGGTGGCAGTCTGGTGTTACAACAACCTTAATTCCAAACTCGTCTGCGAGTTCTATAAGATATTTGTTGATCTGTGTATCATTGTGAGGCATGACCTCGATATAGTAATCATCTTTAAATCGTTCCTTGAACCAAGATATGTACTTCTTGGCAAGGGCAAACTCTTCTTCTTCTAATGCTTTTACAAGCACACTACTTGGACAAGCAGAAGTAACAATAATTCCTTCTTTATACTTTTCCAAAATAGCAAAATCAAATCTTGGCTTTTTAAAGAAACCATCTGTCCAAGATAGTTCACTAATCTTGTTAAGGTTTTCTAAACCAATTTGATTCTTGGCTAGAAGGATAATGTGGTTGTAGACAAGATCTTGTTGACCTTCTCTTTCAGACTTATCTCTTGTATCAGATATGTCTGCACACATGTATCCTTCTAGACCTAGAATTGGCTTAATGCCCTTTGCTTTTGCAATACGGTGCAGTTCCCTATGCCCAGATAAAGTACCGTGGTCAGTGATGGCAATTGCTGGCATCCCTAACTCAACTGCACGGTCAACGTATTCTTCTGGAGTAGCAATCCCATCAAATAAACTAAAATGGGTATGGACATGTAAGCCTACGTAATTCATATTACCAATCTGCGTTGGTAGATGAAGTTACGGATGGGCTATCAAAGCCCAGGTAGAACGCTTCTTGTTCAGCATATGGAATCTTTTTTAGTGCTGACTCTAATGGATAAGGCTCAACATCTTTCCAGTCAAATGGTTCCTTGTCTGGTGCTGATGGAATTAGTGTGTAATTGGTTTCTGTACCTTGGCCGTTACGCTTCAACTTCCAAAGAACATTTGAAATACTGCCAGTCTCCATGGCGTATTCCTTAATTGTGTTAAAGGATGACTGCTTGCTAATACCCATTGACCAAATAGCAGCATATGGTGGTTCAATACCATCATCAACTAAAACATTGCAGTAAAAACGAAGACGGCCTCTCCAGCCAGCCTTTGGATCTTTGCGATGCATTTCTTCTGCCCAGTCACGTCCTTCTGATTCCATTGTATCTACAGCCTTGCGCTTGTAGTCCTTTGGGTTTACGTGTTCTTTTACAACAAGTGCAAGTCCACGCTTTTCATTATAGTTTGCAGAATCCTCATCAAGTTCTTCGATGAATCGGATCTTTACAGACTGACCGTCTGCTAGTTTTAACCACTTGACCTTTGGTCCGTCGTTTTCATACTTTGGCTTGTCGAGCAGGGCATTGATTGCTTTTAATCCCTTTACTACGCTCATATTATTTCTCCTTTGTTTGTTATATTAGTTTAGCATAAGCGATATAGATTTGTCAAATTGAAACTCTAAATTCTTAAGTTCTTCGTCTGGCATGTCTCCAATATCTTTATACTGATTATTTAGTTTAATAACAGAAACACGTGAAGAAAGTTTTTCAACTATTCTATCTTTCATGTTTCCTCCTGCCTCATCGTTATCGGCAATAACAATAATGTTATTGAAATACTTTTGAAGCAATTCTGTTTGTATGTTTGATACGTTTGCACCCAAAGTTGCAACGGCTGGAAGACCCACCTGGTCAAGCCTTATTGCATCAAATGATGACTCCACTACATATACTCTATCAGACTTCTTTACTCTATGCAAGTTAAACAATGTTTTGCTTTTTGGAAGTCCTGGAGTATTTTTAAAATCTTTTCCTTCAATAGATCTACCAACAAATCCAATTGGAATTCCATCTGGGCTATGGACTGGAACTGTAACCATATCTTGTTTATCAGAATAGCCAAGTAAAAACTTTGCCCAAGACTGCATTTCTATATGCCTTGATTTAAAATAATTTTTTGGTCTATCTAGTAAGACTAAATTATTATAGAGTCTTTTTAATATATCTATGTCAAATTGTTTAAACTCTTCTTCAACTATAAGGCTTTTATTAATATCATCAACAAGATTGCTTAATTTTTCTTTTGACTTAATGTATCTTGCTGATTCAAAATAAGTTCTTCCAGAAGTGTGCATTATTAATTCAATAAGATCTGCTGTTTTTTGACATGAAAAACAAAAAAATAATCCGTTTGTATTATGAACTTCTCCTGCGGGGGTTCTGTGATTATTGTGGAATGGACAAAAAATTATATAGTTTTCGGATAGTTCGGACTCAACATCTATACCAGATCCAACAAGCACTCTTTTGACTTGCTCTTTGCTATAGGCATTACTTTGCTGCCGTCTATTCCTAGTATCCATTTGCTTTTTCTCTTTCCCGTATATGTTCCGTATATTGTTATTTCAAAATTAAAGTAATTCTTTGTCTCGTTATAGTCTATAGTAAAATCTACACTTATGTCAAGTCTGGGGACATACCCACCAATACGCATCTCTGATATTAATAACCTCTCGTATTCTTCTCTGAGACGAAGAATAGAGGCTTCGTCTTGAATGATTCCGCCAAGGTTAAACTTCCTGATTGGTTTGTGATGAAAAGTCTCCATGCCATATTATAACTACTTATCTTCAAAATCTTTGTATCTGTAGTATCCCTTGTCAAAATCACACTGGACTAAGAAGTCTCCCATAAAACCATTACGGTTCTTTCTAAAAGCGCATTCAATAATATCACTATTTGTGGCACGACCAAGGGCTAAAACCCAGTCTGCATCATAGGCAATCTGTCTAGACCAAGAAGTTTGTCCCAGGGTTGGAACGCTATTTAAATCATTTGCATCATCAGGTGTGGCAGATGAGATGGCAATAATAGGAACTTCTTCACCAATAGCCATTAGTTTTAGTTCTCTTGAAAGGTTCTTCATTCGTACCGTTTCATTATCTGATTTCTGATTAGGAGCCATTAATTGAAGGTAGTCAACGATTACAAAGTCTGGCTTGTACTGGTCAATCTTTCCACGAAGAACTGAAGGATTAATCTCTCCACCCTGATCATTTGAAATGATGTGGAACTCTGGTTTTCCTTGAAGATTCTTTGCATGCCAATCCTTAAGCATATCCAATTCTACTTCACCATTGCTTAGTTTTCTGTGAGACCAACGACCTTCTCCCATAATTGTAAACACACGGTTACGAACTTCTGTTTCACTCATCTCAAGACTGATAACCAATGGGCTACGACCCTGTTTCCAGGCCTGTACAGCGAAGTAGAGAGCCAACCAGGACTTTCCGATACCAGGATATGCCAAGAAGACTCCCAACTGCCCTGGCATGATTCCAGATGGAAGATAGTTGTCAAACCCTGGCAAGCCAGTCTTTATACCTACATGCCCAAGTGCTTGCTGCTTCTTTACATTTTCAAAGTAAGCAATTGCAGACTCTAAGTCTGTAACATCAATATCACGAATTGCCGATGTATTCTTTTTTAATTCTGAAGTCTTTGTAATAAGGTCGTTTAGTGCAACTACTCCCTGATTATTTTGAACATTGCCTGCAGCAGATCTTATAATATCTTTAAGGCTATCATTTAAATACTCACCCTGTAACTCTTCAAGGTGATGCTTTGTTGCACCAATCCCTACTGCTGGCTCAAAATCTCTAAACTTTTCAGTAACTAATTCTACTGGTGGAAGAACAGAATTGTTCTCAAAATATAGTCTAATAAAGTTCCAAATATCTACATGAGTTCTTAGGAGGTTGTCAACATTTGCCTGAAGAAGAACATGTATTTGCTTATCTTTTAAAACAGCCGTAAGTAATTTTGCCTCTGTATTATTCACTTAACCACTCCTTAGCCATTTTTCTACGCTCTGCCCTATCGTTTTCGTCTTTTGCTTTATCTTTTTTTGCTTGTAAAATTTTTTCTGCGTTGTATGCAAAGTAGTTCCAGGATGGGCTAACCGCAACCAAGAAATAATACTCAAGTATATCGTAGCATACTGAAACTCCATAAGATTCAATCAGAGCATCAGAAGCCCACTGCTCAACATTTAAATTGAGAGATGGCTTTGACTCGTACTTTGCAGTATGATACTTGCTGTATCTTGAAAGCAAAGCCATTCGGTCTTTGCGTTCAGCCATTATTCGTTAATCTCAGCCTTTGCCTCGTTAATCTTTTCAGTTAACTTGTCCTCTACAAACTTATAAACACGATCAAAAGCCTGATCTGGACTTTCTCCATTTCGTCTTGAATCAGTAACGCCAAGATCAAGTCTTAGTGATTGAAAGTTTCCTAGGTTAAGCGTGTACCCTAATGTAACAGATACCCTTGTCTCTTCGTTTTCCATTTTATACCCTTCGTTAAATAGATTCAGACCATAGTGGAATAAATCGTCCATCTTCAGTTCTCGTATATGTAAGTATACCATCGCCCATTCTTCGTGTCAACTCTTGTTTACTGGGCGTAATATCATTAGTAATTAACTTATCTTTTCTTGGTCTTCCAATATGTCTTGTAGCAAGTATATCACGTATCTCTCTTACTTGCGACTCTGAATAATATGATCTTACTTGCCATCCTCTGTCCCCTCCTTTTTGGGAGCCAGTTGGAAATGGTATTGAACCATTTTTCATAAGTGATGGCATATATTTTTTGTGACGATTGACTAGGTCTGCAGTCTGACCAACAGTGTAGGCTCTTTCTCTTTTATTTTTAAAATCACTAATTAAACAACTTTCAATTTGATCTTTTGTGATATTATAAACAGACATTATTCCATTAGACTGATTCAAATGATAAATTCTTACAAGGCTACCATTAAGAAACCAAACTTTTTTATTTGCTTTTATTACAGGGAGGCTATTGTAGCCTTCGCTCTTAATTGTTCCTTTTTTAGTAGCCATCTTCCCTCTTCATAATTCTGTGCTGGATTAAAAAATTTTCTATTTCCACATATAATACAAAAAGTTTCCATATGGCTATGTTCACTAAATATCCTATCAATGAACATTCGCCCTTTGCATCTATTACATAAAAGCATTAATTTGGTATGCCAATAACAATTAGGTTAATACCAATACTAGTGTCTCCACCTGTATTAAATTTTACTGTTCCGTCTACTCTTGAGGTTGAGATACTCTTTATTGTTACCGTCACATCTTTTCCAGCATCAGTATTTCCAACGTTGATTGGGGTTGCAGTGACGATGGGTGCAAACTTAAAGTCAGTATTAAAGTTATAAAAGAATGGTTGAGAAGATCCAGCAGTTTGCGTTTGGCTTGTAGTGACCTGGACGTAGCCTCCTATTATTCTGGTTTCAGAAGTTTTGGCGCTTTGTTGTCCATTTTGAACAGTATCAACTGTGACATATTTATAGGTCGACGGAGAAACCTGAACTGCAAGATCATTGAGTTCTTTAACAATTTGATAAATATATGTTACATCTAGAGGTTGTCCACGCTCTGGTAATGGTAATATAGACATAATATAATTATACCAGAGACTTCAGTCCAGAGTTGTAAACTTGCAAAGAACCATTTATTGCTGGATTAATTGATGATATTTGAACCACAACTCTGACAGAGGTTGTGCCATTTTTTAAAAATGAATAACTAGAGTTATTACATGTTCCAACATGTATAAAGTTTCCACCATCAAATGAAGCAAAAACATCGTATAGTACTTGCGTTGATGAGCCTGACCCATTTGACCAGTTTACAAGTATAGTGTTACCAATAACATTCACGTCCCCTGGTAAAACCAAAACTGGTACAGATTCTACTAAAAATAATTGCGACCATGCTGACTTTCTGTTTTTATCCTCTGCTACTATTCTAAATCTAACTACATTTGAATTAGATGTTGTTACTTTTCCAAGTAATTCTTTTTTAATAATAACATTTTTTATTCCAGCATCAGCCATTATGCCACATCCAAAGAAAACCTAAACTCTATATAGTTGGTTGTATTTGCTGATTTAATAATTGTTTTTGCATCTGTACTTCTAATAACTGAATAACCAGTCATTCCGTAAACAGAGTTTGTTGATGTTGTATTTTCAAGTCTAAGCCCATCTAAACAAACATAAAAGTCTGAAGTCGGGGCAGAGTCTTTTATTACTGAAGAATAAATTCTTACAGTATTTATATCTGACCATGCAAAATTGTCACTCTTGTAAAGTTCTTGTATTTGTTTTGATATTACAAAATATCTGTTTGTTGCAAAGTTAACTCCTGGGTCATTGTAATTTATTTCTGCTTCAAACCTTGCCCAAGATCCAGTTGCAAAAGTTCCAGAAGATGAAAACTCAACAATGACTCTAACCTTGTCTGGAATTGTTACTGCTGCACCATTTTTATTTATTAGAGAAAATGCAAGCCTTAACTCATCAGTTGGTGAATTTTTGCTTAGGTCAATAGCAGTATCACTTAACTGAATATAGTTAGAGCCACTCTCTGCAATTAAATGATTAGCACTATTTTTAGATATGTTTGCATTGTTTCCCACAATAGCAATAATATTATTTAAGAACCTGCATCTCTCATATCTAAGAACCCTGTTCGAGTTTGTAAAAGTTTTATTGTCTGCATTGGTTTGAAAAACTGGATATACCTGATTAATAACATTTGTTTCAACATCATTTATTAAATAACCAGATGATTCAAAAGTTGCTACGACAGGACTAGCACTTTGAAGAGTAAAAGATGTAGTGGTTGGAACTGACACAATGTTTTTATTTGATAGATTAAAACTGGATGGAAGTATGCCCGATACTGATATCTGTGTTCCAGTTGTCAATCCGTGGGGAGTATCAGTTGTATAAGTTATGGTAGTCCCTGATGCCACAGCATTTGTTACAGTAACAATCCTGTCATCTAGTGGTTCATATATTGAAATAATTTCAGATGCTTGAGATCCATACTTCCAATTATCAGTATCTGAAAATGAATAAATGGTTTTACTATCTGAATTTCCTGCTGCTGGGTTGGATGCACCAGAATATATTCCTACTTCAGTTATTTCATACCTATCTTGAGTCGGCAGTTCTGCTGTCAATACAACCTTTGACACTCCATCTTCACTAACAAATCCTCGTGAAATAATTGGTACACGAAACATTTCAAAACTAAGAGATTTTTTGTTTGAAAAGTCTTGATCAGATAAGTTGTCATCTGTAGACAATGGCTTTACTCCACACCCTATAGCAATGTGTGATGCATAGGATGGAGTTTGGCCTACTAAATATTTGGCTAAAATATTTTTACCTGTATTAGTTATCATTTATTTCCTCACTCATATATTGTACCATCAAAGATTCCTCCACTTAGTAAGGTTTGAACTTCTGCTTGCATACCATCTTTTATATTAATAAGGTTTATGACTAGATCACCAGTTAATGGGTCTATATAAATAGACTTACAGTTTGGCACTTTAACTCCAGCCACCAGGTCATACCCTGTACCACATTCTGGCAAGTAGTCAAGAATTGAAATAGAAAGAGACTTAAAGAATGAGTCAGAGGATTGCAGTCTTAGAATATTGTTTGGATTGTATTGTAAATATAGATCTGTTAAATTTTTAATTGGAGCATAGACAACTTTTTGTCCATTAACTAGATCATGTCTTGATATTGTTGCTAGTTCGTGGCCACCAATATCTTCAAATAACAGATCAGTCATTATATCAATTGGCATTAACTCGTCATAATTTAAAATTAAATCAGGGGTTGCAATTTTAACTGCACTGACATCTAACTGTGTTTGTGGATCTGGAAGGTTTGCTACCGCATCATTTGCCATTACACTACCTCACTTAAGAATAAGGTCATCTCTGGACCATTAGAACTTCTTGAATAGTCTATGTTATAAACCACAAACCTACTTAGTGGATCGGACACTTGACTCACTGTATTTTCTTCATAATCCAAAGTCACTATATCTCCTAGTTGAATTGTTGGAATTGAAAAAATTTTAACACCAACAGATTTTCTTGGTTTTGATATTTTATCAATAACCCATTTCATTAAACTTTTTGCATCATCATGCGACTGAATGTATTGTGCGTTTAATGTAAAATCTTTTTTGCCGTATGTCATTCTGCTTAACTTTATATCTTCATAATCCTTTTTAAATTTATATGGATTTGATACTGTTTTATCTGTTAAAAATTGTGGATTAGAAAGATCACTATTTTTATTAAAATAATCATCTACTGTCATTTTGTTATCTGATTGCTGTGTAAATGTAATGCCCTGTATTCTTAAATAGTTTCCAGTTGTTTCATCCAAACTAATGGCAGTGTCTGTTGAGTTTAAGACTAAAAACTCTGCCCCATATGAACCAGCCCTAAATCCAGAAACAACATAACCTTTTATTTTATTAAATGTTGGAGATATTTTAGCGGTAAGTGCTGGAAAGGCTTTATCATATTTAAACTTAAATGTTGCAGCCTCTCGCATAATGCTGCCAAATTCTTCAAAATAAATATTGTACTTAGGCATTTCAGAAGAACCTATGCCAGCAAGATAGGTATTTTGAATTAATCCACTAAGGGCATACTTTCTAAATGATTCATTTGCATCAATATCAGAATCTCCAAACACAGAATTTACAGGTGCACCTAAAGAGAATGAAGTATTTTGAGAATAATTATTGCAAAGCGCATAAACATTTTCAAACATTATTTTTGAAGATCCTCTTGTAAATAATGCTATGTTTGAATATGCTGGAAGTGGGTCTAAGTCATCTACTGTTTTTATTAATCTGCCGTTTAAATATAAGAAAAAGCGTCTTAAATTTCCAATGTCTTCGTACTCTACAGCAAGATCGTAAACTGTAGTATTTTCCTCAGCAACCATCCTTGCTTGGCCAGTAAATCTTCCTGCGTCTACAGTAATCTCACCTAAGCCTTCCCAAAGTTTAACTGGTATAGCCTTTCCATTTTCAGATTTAACTTTATAAAAAAGAACGTTAGAGACTCCCTGTCTTTCTTCTTCTGACAGTTGTCCAAGTCCCAGTGCTGCTATTTCGAAATAATACCCAACGTTTGTTGTTGGATTTAACATGAATGAAAGCCCTCCAGAACCACCAGATATATTTATATTTTTATCTGGGCTGCTACCATTAACAACATAGTACGTTGATGCTCCATTAGAGGTTTGGCCCCTATCAAGATTGTTTTCTATTTTACCAACAATTCTCATTCTTGTTCCAAAGTGTTTATATTTTTTTTCTAGATTTTTATGAACATAAGAAACAAAGTCTCTAGGTTTTTCTGCTGTTGTAAAGTTGGGACCTGTCAAAGAAAGAGCAGAAGACTGAAGTGTTCCAGACTGTACTTTTGTCAATGTATTGATTTCTCCTATAAAAGATGTTGACATAAAGTTTTTAATAATTCCACTTCTTGATGAAGTTTTAGCAAGTGCATCTGATGAAATTCCAGAGTTTGTTGTTTTTCCAGAAGATGAGTCAGTTGTTGTTGGCACAGTTAGGTCAGTTTCAAACAAATATTTAGAGTCCATATAACATCCCTTAACATTGTCATCAGACTTCCAGTAATCGGATATTCCAGAACTGTGTGCTACAACCTCGGTACCAAACTGACCACGACCATGCTTGCTTACATCTCCATTTTGTAAACTTGTGATCCCATCTTTTTCAAAATATTTTGGTTCAGAGTATATTCTTACTAGTCCAGTTGGATAAATTTTTCCATTAAATGGAAGTTTGGCAAAATAGTTTTGATAATCCTCGACAGAAGTTATCCACACATTTCCTATACCTCCCACATTATATTGCACTGCATCATATTTTATAATTTCTCCTTGAGAATAAAAGTATCCATTATATCTTGTAATCCAATATACTGCTTCTCCAAGACTAAAAGTATTGTTTATTAATACATTGTTTTTAACTATAGGAAGTTCTGAAGATAAATCTGAGTTTAATGGTATTGCACTAAGAACGTATGCCGATTGATTACCAACTTCATTATTTATAGATTTTGTATTTTCAGTTCCAGAAACTTCCCACAGTAATGCTGGCTTGTACGTATAATATCTTTCTCCATCCACAAGACTTGCTTGCTTTATGGATCCAACAGACCTTTGTATATGCCTTACCTGATAATTAATTGTTCCGCCATTGTATACAGATTGGTCTTGAGATGAAACGGTGATTATGTTTGATAATTTTGTAGTGGTTTTTTGATTTTGAACTCTTCCTACTGTTTCAAAATCTTTTGTTCCTTTAAGTTCAAATGTGGCGGGTCTTTCTTCTTTTGTTGGAAGTATGTAGTTTTTGCTCATCATTACAAAATTATTGTATTCATCAAAGAACATTGCAGTCTGTGTTGATATGGCAAGGCCTTGAAGAATTTCAGCAACATTGCTACCTGGAGAAACAAAAAAATATGGGATAATCATTTCTTTTTCTCCAGCAACTCTTTTAAATGTATAGTTTGCAAACCCAATATAGTCAAGCAAAAGTGAGACTGCCGAACTTACTGAAACCTCTGTCATCAATATTTCTGGAGCCTCCATAGACTCTAGATACCAAAACATATCTCTTAGGTTCATGGATATTCTTTTATTAATAATATCTGCTTTTGGGAAAGAGTCTGAATATAATGTTTTCATTGGAACGTAATAATCCCATCCATCAACATCAACTATTACTTCATAAAATTTTATTTGAACATGTCTTGTTATGTATTTTGCAATTATGCTATCAATATTATTTTCATTAAATCCTTGATCATAGTCAAACAGTGTGATGTTTCCATTTGATGCAACTAGTTGACCAACTGGCAAACCAGAAAGACCAAGATCTGATGCACTTTTGTTTATAGAGTAATCTAAAGTTTTATCTGATAAGTTAACTGAAAGTCTTGGAGATATTTCTATAAGGTCAAATGTTGCATCTTTTGATGTCATTGTTTCAACAACAACCCTTACTCCAGAAATATACTCAAACTCTCTATATTGTTTCTTACCATCAACCACCTTTATGAATGAACTAGGGTTTGTTACGTCTGTTACAAAGTTTGTTAGTCTGTTTGTTTGTGTGTCTTCTAAATACCAGCCATATTTTGGGGTCTTGGTTACATACTGTGTACCGTCCCAAATATGGTACGTTCCAATATCATTTTCATTTTCTTTAATTAAATATGCATATCCAACTACAGACTTTTCTGGAAGAAGGTCTACGCTTGTATATGTCTCCGCTATAACAAAATTTAAAACCCAGTCTTCTGGTACCACTAATCCGTACGCAATCTCAACATATCCATCACTTGGAATTACAGGAGAATCGTCTTTTCTTCGTATTGATGGATTGAAAGATATTATATTCTCCCAATTTCCATTTTTTAAAAATTGTATTTTCCATTTGCTTGGAGTTTTTTGATTTGTTTCTCCATAGAAGGGGTCAGAAAATGATCCAATAGACGATGAGAAAGGACCAAGATTTTCTGTTCCTATGTGGGTTTGCATTTTTATAACAACCCTATTGGCTGGTATATTTTCTTTATAAACAACAAAAGGACAGGCATCTTCTATGTTGTACTGTGAACCACGAATACTAGATGCAATACCATACTCTTGTCCAAACTCTGTTCTATATGAAGTCCAGTATTTAAAAATATCTTCTCTGTCTGGCATATAGTATCTTGGTCTGTCTGCCATTACAAGGTTTGGGTGGTGGAGTTTCCTATTTTGAAAAAATGCTGCTTTATTAATTCCAGACCTAGGTCGAAACTGATTAAAACAATCTTCTAAAGAATAAAGACTTTTAAGTTTTTCTTTTTTAGTAAGTAGAGTTGTTGGTAAGCCAGCATTGTCATAAGATCCATCAAGAACAATATCGGCATCTGTTGCCCCAGTATAAAAATTACCAGAATCATTAATATCAAAACTTGTAGGTAGTGATGAGTATACAGACCCTGTCTGTGTTGGTCGAAACCTATAATTTCCTATGTGTTTAATGTTGGTTGGTATGTTCATGTTCCATTCAGCAACTACAAGAGATTTGTTTCTTATCGTTGGGGATGTTTCTAAAAAGTTTTGTAAATCTTTATCTTCAAACATTATACTTCTTCCAGACTTACCGAAACATTCCAATAATCAAAATTTGGTCCTCGTTTTTCTACAGAAAATGAAAAATCTGATATAAACATTTCTATAACCTGATTGTATTGTCTTAGGTGGCCATATGGACCTTCTGTTCCCCTAAAAATTCCTTTTCTGTCATATGCAAGAAATACCCAGAATGATCCCTTATGGTCGTTATACCATTCTTGAATATCTGCTCCTCCTGCTCCTCCGTCAGTAGTATAAGATTTATTTGTAGATATTCCTGTTGCTTGGTCAAAATTGGGAATATTTTCATGAGACCTTGACGGAAGCATGTTCCAACTAGTGCTAATTTTAATTTTGTCTGCAATATGATAAGACCTCATACGACCATTGATCATTCTTTCTCTTTTTTCAATTCTTTCATCTGAAAAATTTAATGGCTCTCTGTTATCATCAGACAAGATTAAGAACTGATCAATTAAAGATTCATCCTCTACTTGTCCTGGATCTGCGCCAATTTCTAAACCATATGGGATATAAAGTCCATCTATTAATGTACCTGAATTTTCAGACCAAAGCATTGCACTAGGTCTTTGATATTTTTTACGACTTTGCATATACGTAAATCTTGGATCAATTTCTGGCATTTGTATTTATCCCCCTTACGCTTCTGTCGTTTACTGTTTTTATTTGTGACATTACTGCTTGTGCAATTTCATTTGGATTAGCGCCTGTTTTTGCATTAACTGTTAATGTATATGTATTATTATACACTGCCCCGCCAATAGATTCACCGCTATTAATTTTTTTCATGTTGTCTACACCATAAGAATCTACAGCATACTTACTCATTATAAATTCTCCTGGGGTTAACATTGCTGGAACTGTATCTGTTCCCTTTGCAAAACCACCAAATGAGAAGTACTTAGGAATAAGACCACCCATTGACCAGTTTCCAAATGCATTTGCTGCTGCTGCATTTCCACCAAACTTTTTTAATACTGCAGCATCTTGGGCTTTTTTGGCAGATGCTGCTGCTGCGGTGGCGTTGGCTGCATCTCTTACGGCTTTTTCTTGTGCAAGCATTCCTGAAGTTGGGGCCATGGCTTTTTGTACAGCAAGATTATTTTGTAACTTGTATAAATCTGCTAAGTGCATTCCTGGAGTACTTCCAGCATTTTTTGTTACATCTCCAACATTCATTGCCTGATTAAATAGCATGAAATTCTTTGCTGCATCGTCTGCAATCCTTTGTAGGTCATCAAAGTGCATCTGAACAACAGATGACTGATCTGTTGGTCTATTTGAACCTGTTTGGTAACCTGTAGGGTCTGTCTTGGGGTCTGTCTTGGGGTCTGTCTTGGGGTCTACCTTGGGGTCTACCTTTGGGTCTGGTTTAGGGTCTGGAGTTGGGTCTGGTTTAGGGTCTGGAGTTGGGTCTGGTTTAGGGTCTGGTTTAGGGTCTGGTTTAGGGTCTGGTTTAGGGTCTGGAGTTGGGTCTGGTTTAGGATTTGGTTGTGTAGTTGCAGGTGTGACTGCTGCTGCTGGAGTCTGTGCGCCATAGGCATCAATAAGTCTTTTCTGAACATCTAATGCAAGTTTCATAGAATCAACAAATGCTGCGCTCTTAATTAATGCAAGGTCTACTTTATTTTTAATTGCTTCCCAAGCATCTTTTGTTAATCCAAGAACTGTGAGTCCTTCTATATCTTTGTCTAATAGTATTTGTCTTAAGCGAATAAACTCTTGTGCTGGTTCTAGTTTATCTTCTTCAATTTTAAATATTTCATCTTGAAGATCTTTAATTTCTTTTTCAAGTTGTAGTCTAGTTTTCCCACCCTGAGTTACTCTAGATAGTTCATATTCTCTAGATTTTTCTATTGCATCTTTTTGTTTTGTTACAGCGTCTGCTGCTTCTTGGGCTCTCATATCTTGTACAGCCCTTGCTGCTGCTGCAATATCTCCAGAGGTTAGCGCTTCAGCAAGTGTTAGTTGACCCTTTTGCTGATTGGAAATAGAAGCATTTGCTTTCTCTACTTCGTCTAAAGCCTTAATTCTTTCATCATACTTGTCATTAATTTTTTGTTCTTGATCTTCGATTCCCTTTAGTGCTGCCTCTTTATCATCTATTTTATACTGAATTGCTGAAATTGCATTCTGTGCATCTTTAATTACTGTATCTTGTGCTTTTGTATCTATTTTAAATTTTATGTTTAGTTCTGTTTCTTGAACATCAAAAGCCTGCATTGCATTGCCAAATCCTTTATCAAACAGACCTTGCATGAATTCAACGGTAGATTTTAATTGATTTAGTCTTTCATTAAAGTCAGAAATTAACGCATTTAATTCTCCTTGTGCAGCACCAATAATTACTGCTGGTGCATCAATTCTCATCAACCTATCTACTTTTGCTTGTGCTAAAGCAACTTGGTTTTCCATTGATTTTAAGTGTTCATCTGATGAAATTGCAAAAGCGTTTTCTGCGCCATACTTAGATCTTAGTCTTGCTTCTTGCATTGTATCTTTCTTAAATTCTGCAATGTCTGTTTTTACTCCACTTATTGCTGCTGATTTTTCTTGTGCTGCAGTCAAAGTTTTATATCTCTGAATTAATGTTTTTAATGTCTTGTCGTTAACGCCATTGGCAATTGCTGATGCTATTGTCTTATCAGAAATTAACTGATATGCATCTGCTACTGGAACCCCAAGGTTTGCCAACTTATTAAATGCAGAAGATTGATTTTCAATAGCCTTAAACTCTGCTTCCATGCTAGAATTCCAGTCACCCATAGTTATAGAGTTTAGTGCTTCTTGAATATTGGTAGCATCTCTCTTTAAAGCAATAATATTTCCCTTATTGTCAAACTTAAACAAAGAGTTCTTTTTCTCTTCATATACCTTTGGGTCCATTCCGACTATAAGAGAGATAAGATCTTCGCTTCCGCCCAAACCTCTTATATCGTTTTCTATACCGCTAAATACATCTATGGTCTTCTTACCACCAAAGAGACCTTCTAAGGCCTTACGAGAGGCACTCCAGCCTTCTGTGACCTTTATCTGGTTCTTGCGTACATCTCGTAGTTTCTTTACTAGGTCGTCTAGCGGTGAAGACTGAACTTTCGTCCCCGTGGTAGTTGGAGTAGTTCCTGTTGGAGCAACAACACCTACCTGTGTGTTATCTGTAACGGCTTTAAATCCTTGGGCTTCTTTATATTTTTGTATTTTATAAGAAAGACTTCCAGTTACTCCTTGTCCACCTCTAGGTCCAGGCTCTTTAAGCCACGCTTGGTAATCTTCGTCTGCCTGAATTATTGGATCTGGAATATTTACAATTGATGCAATGGTAGTTGTGTATACTAATTTTTGATCATCTGTCAATGTCTTAAAATATGCTTCATCGAATGCTGCGGTGCCTTTAAGTTGTGGCATTATATTATAAACAGCCTCTATTGTTTTTGGCTTTTGTGTTTCGATTGCATCAAGAATTCTATTTAGTTCATCGTATGCTGTTTTATTTTTTGGGTCTATGTAAAATCCAACTAAGAAATCTGAAGGGATTACCGTATTGAGGTTGTTCAACTTAATCATATTCTTTGCAAAGTCAAGAGCATCTGAATCTTTTTCAAATGCTTCTACCTTGGTTATAAAGTTTGTCTGAACTGTCTTGTTAACGGTGCCCTTTGCATCAAGAATATTCTGTGCTGCAACACCAATTGACTCAGCAGTTGCTCCACTAAACTTAGTAATAATTTCCATCATCTTTGGAGCAATGTCTTTATTGTCTGTTGCCATTTGCAAAAGAGTTCTAAATACGGCTGGAGGAATATCTCCACTTGCCATCTTTGCTTGAATTAAAAACTCTTGACCACTATCTATTGCTCCAGATTTTCTTAAATCTTTTGATTGTTGATTTACAACATCTACATAAGCCAACTGATTAGGATCATTTTTGTATTTTGCAGTTGTGGCTTTTTTCATTCCAGACATCATTGCTTCTTGAAGTCCACCAGCAGAGTTATACTGTGAAACAACATCTCCCTGTAAAGTACTTTGAGCAGCAGTCAATCTGTCTCTTTCTTTTATGTACTTAATTTGCAGATCATTGGCCTCATTAATTTTACCCTGCAGTCTTAACTCTTCAATTTTTTTCTGATAATACATATCAAATGAATCTAGCATTTGCTTATTTTGTTCCATTGCAATTTTTGCGTCTACGGATGCTGCTGCACCAAGAACGGCTGCTTCTTTTACATACTTTTGTGATGCAAAATATCCAAGTGCTGAACCTGCTATTGCTCCAATTCCTGCACCAATGGCTGCTCCAATAGGTCCTCCAACCATTGTTCCAAACCCTGCTACTGCTGCTGCTCCTCCAAGTGCTGAAGCCCCGATTCCTGCAATTTGTGTTGTTTTTTGTCCAGCAATTTTAGTTATTTGGTTAGCATTATTAATGTTACCTATGCTACTCTTCATATTTTTTGCATTTTCATTAATCATGTTTATTCTAACATTTAATGGATCATTAATAAGGTTTTCTCCGTTTGGTCCCAGCAAACTTTCTAGTTGAGCAATAACCCTTATACCAATAGACATATCTCCTGCTTGTCTAGCAGCATTCATAGCCAAACTTTTTGCTTGTGACATATCAATAGCACCAGACATAATTGCTGAAGATAATTGACCACCTAAATCTTTTACTGCAACGCTTCCTTTACCTGCAGCATTTTGTTCTGAAATTCTTGCTGTTAATGCTTTACCCTCTGCTGTTTGAGCAAATGCTTCTCCATAGGTAGTTTTACCAGTTGCTGATCCAAGCATTGCAAAAGAATTTTTTCTTCTTAGATCCATCTGTTCTGATGCCGTTGTTTTGCCACCAAACTTTGCTATGGCCTGAAGTGCAGAGGTAGATCCTTTAAACTTTTCACCTTCTTCTAAAACCTGATCTGCTGCTTTATCAAATGCCATTCTTAAAGCAGCCATTGCTCCTACTGTTGCAACAAGTCCTACTGCAATGGCTGACATAGGACTTTTTAACATTGGAAGAATCATAGATAATCCCATAAGTGGCATCATTAGTTTTTGTGAAAGTTCTCCAACTTTTCCTGGAACCATTGATCCAACCATTGCTGCTCCTGCTGCTACTCCAACACCGCCAGCCAATCCCATCTTTCCAGTCTTTCCTTGTGCTGCTCTTTGTGCTGCTTCTGCTTTTTTGTTTGCAGAATAAGTTTTAAGTCTGCCAGATAAAGTTTTCTTTTGTGCTTCGGCTGCTGCTCTTTCATCAATAATTGATTGTCTATATGCAACCCTTTGTGCTAACTTACTTCTTTTTTCTTGTGCTTCTAATTGACGGCGCAAAGATTTTTGTTCAGCATCAATTATTCCCTGGCCGTACAGCGCTGTTCTAGAGGCTGCTGCCTTTGCCTGTGTTTTTGCATTGTCTGCTTGTCTCTTTTCCATTTGACGACGTAAAGATTTTGATTCAGCATCAATTGGGCCATTGCCATATAATGCAGTTCTAGAGGCTGCTGCTGCAGATTGAGATGATGTTGCTTCTGGAGCATATGCATGTCCAGGAAGTATAAGTCTTGTTTTTGGACCTTGAACAACCCTTGTTCCTTTTTTAGGCGTTGGAGTCATTCTTGTATCTTTTGAACTGCCAGAAGAAGAAACAACGTTTGAAGGTTTAGGAGTTGTATTTAATTTTTTTAATTTTCCAGTCTTTTCATCTTCAAGCATTTCAGTTGGCTTAACAACAACAGATGAATGCATTTTGTGAAATGCTTTCCAATCAACCTTTCTGCCTTCTTCAAGTCTTTTAATCATTCCATCGTATATTGGTTTTTCTACATCAGAAAGATTCATACTTGCTACTGTGGCTTTTAACTTTGGAAGAACTTTATCAATTTCTGCTTTCATTGCTCTGTCATATTGCTCTGCAGTCATATTCTTTGGAATATCCAATGTTGATTCAGCAAAGAACCTTTTAGCACCACCCTTTACCCCAAGTAAATTAATTTTTGCTTGCTCTTCCATTGAAGGCATGCTTGTAGCATATTCTCTCTTTCCAGATGCACGATTAAAGACTCCTGCTGTTCCAACATCTGCAAGAGTGTTTGCTGAAAGATTTCCTCTTCCAAGATCTTTGTCACCACGAAGATTTGCTGCGACAAGTTGTCTAAAGTATTGATCTTGTGAAAACTTTCCTGTCATTTTTGCTGGATCAAACCTCGTATCATATGCAGACTCTAAAACAATTATCTTTCTTTTACCCTTTGGATCTTTAGGGTCAATCATTGTACTAATCTTTTGATCTGGAGAATCTAATCCGTGAACTTCTCTAGCAATCCTTGTTGCTCTTTGTTCTGCAAGAGCAGCCTTTTCGTCCATCATTGGCTTTACAAATACTCTACTGCCATCTGGCTTTTCATATAATCCACCAATTCCCTTAACTGGAAAACTAAACCCAGAAGTTGGAGATATCTGGGTGCCAAAGTTTGTAGGCTTTAATCTTCCAGAGGCTGTTTTCTTTGCTTCTTTTGCAATTTCTTTTAACGTTCTTGTGTCTGCATCATCTACAACTTTTGCAGACTGACTTATTGCTGGGCGTGTTCCTGCTCCAAGTCTATTCATGTTTACAACTGATCCATCATTTAACGTAACCGTTGAAGACTTAGTTACAATTTTTCCTTGTCTTCCATTACTTGTTCCTGTGGCAGGACCTTCTATAATACTGAAGCCCTTAATAAATCCCTTGTCTACAGCATCTTGTAGTATTTTCCTACTTTCTGCTGGAGTATTTCCTAATCCTTTTCCAAGATTAAAACTTGTAGATGTGTTGTATAATTTTTGCGCTTCTTGATATCCCTTAGTTTCTGCAACTGCTGGATGCTCTAAAGGAATTCTCTTTGTAAATATGTCACGAACATAGTTATCATTTACTCCTTTTATTTTACCATCTGCTAAATCTTTTTTAATTGTTTCAATTATTGCACGGTCCATAGCCTGTGCATCTACAGCAGAAAGTCTAGAAGCAGCCCATTTTCCTGGACCCATTCTTTCCCATTCAGCAATAAATGATGCTGGGTTAACTCCAACAGAACCAGTCATTGCCTTGTTCATTTCTTGTGGGAAATTAAACATTAACTTGTGAAGTGTTGAAACTGTTTCTGGTAATCCTTGTGATCTTAAAATTGAAGCCATTGCTTTTAATTTGTTTCTTTGATCTTCCGTCATAAATGGATTATCTTTTATAACATCAGAAATTAATTTTTGATCACTTTTTCCACCAACGTGAGTTTTGTTCATTGGAACAGTTGTTGTTGATGATGCCTTGTCTGCTTGAGCCAAACTTACAGTTCCAGTTTCGTATCCCTTTAGTTTGCCCTGAATAATTGCTTTAATAATTGGTCGGTTTTGTGGATCTTGTGCTTCTTTTGCAGGAATAATTGCTTCTCCAGGAGAACCAAGAATTGGAATAATATCTCCAGCCCCTGCTGGACCTGGTAATCCAGTTGTCCCTGTTGCATATTTCTTTAAGCCTTTAACGCCTGGAGCACCACGCATTGGACCAGAAAATCCTGCTTGTGCTGCGATTGCTCTTCTGTATGCATTTGCCAAAATGTTAACTGCTGTTGCTTCAGATGTAAAAGTTTGCTTTAGTCTTTGATGAACCTGATCAAGTGACGCTGCAACTGCTGCTGCCTCAAGTTGTTCTTTAGTTAAATAGTTTGTCTGTTCTCCCAATATTTGACTTGATTGACCAGTTCTGTTATAGATAGATTTTAATCCTGCAAACATTTTAATTATATTAGCAACAGCATTTGCAATCAAACCAAATCCCATTAAGAGAACTGGGCCAACGCCAGCAAGTGCCACTGTTAGAATGGTTAAGAACTTTTTGCTACCTTCTCCCAGGTTATTAAACTTATCAAGAATTTTTCCAACAAACTCAACAATTGGTGTTAGTGCTTTTAAGAATTGTTCTCCTACTGGAGCAATAGCCAATTTTAAATCTTCCATTGATTTTTTAAACTTGTAGGTTGTTGTGTTTTGTATCTTATCTAATTCTCGTTGTGATAAAATTGCAAGTTCTTCTGTAGTTGCTTTTGTTAGACCTAACACTCTTTGAGCCTGTGTACCCTGGGCTGTTACGTTCTGGAATAGCGTAGATAGTCTTGAGAACTGGAACTTGCCAAACAGTTGTTCAATAGCACGAGCACGGTTAAGAGGATCAAGTGTATCAAGTGCCTGAGCAAAGCCAACTACTGTTGCTTTGATATCACCTTTATTTGCTTCAACAATTCCTTTTATGTTGACTCCAAGGTCTCCAAGGAATGCGCTTGCTTTTGCAGATGGATTAATCAAAGATGCAAGACCAGATTTGAGTGCGTTAGCACCTTCTGATGCGTTAATACCACCTTCCTTCATTGCTGTAAGGAAGAATGCAAGATCTTCTACATCTCCACCAAGTTGCTGAACAACTGGGCCAGCCTTTGGAATTGCTACTGTTAAATCTTCAATAGAAACAACAGTCTGGTTTTCAACTGCGTTAAGGAAGTCAATCTTTTTAGCAAGATCTGATGCTGCCACTCCAAATGCATTGGTTACTGAAATTGTTGTCTCTAATGCCTGTGTTTGTTCTACTCCACCAAGTACCGCAAGCCTTGTTGCCTGCACAACTTGGGCTGTCAACTCCGCACCCATCTTACCCATTGCTGCTGCATCTGCTGCCATCTTCATTGTGTCTTCTACTGCAACACCATACTTGGTATACTCTTTTGCAAGAATCTGAATCTGCTTAACCATTGCATCGGTTTCTTCTTGTGTTGTAAACATCTCTCCGTATACACGTTTGAATCTAATTGCCTGCTCTTCAAGTTTCATGAATGTTTTTGAAGCAGTAACACCGAGCATTGCAAGTGGAACTGTAAATCCTACCATCAACTGACGGCCAGCCCACTGAGTATTCTTACCAAAATTTAAAAGGTTGGTTGATCCTTGCTTTAGTAATTGATTAAGCAGTTGCTGTCTTTGTGCTGCTATGGCTGTCTGCGTACCCAGGTTTTTCATATCAAGCGTTAAAGGTCTTACCGCAATTGCTTGTAAAGCACCATTTGCACCACGGCCCATTTTTATATACTGAGTCTGTATGTCTTTTACACGCTCTCGTGCAACTTTATTTAATGTCTCAAACTCAGACTTAAATAACCTACCAAAAGTTTTTGTTGCAGCACCAGTATATCTAAAATATTCTCTTGAGGTTAATTTATTTTTTTCTAAAGCATTAGTAAAAGACTCTGTACTTGATGTTACTGTTCGCATCGATGCTTGGAATTGTCCAGCAGCATTGATGCTGTTCATTAAATTTTGTGCTTGATTTGCTGCTACTGCTGCTGCTGCAGTACCAGACTTTGACATCTGTGTATGGAAGGCTGATACTTGACGTTGGAGAAGTTTTAAACTTGCTAAAGCATCAGACGTATCAATATTTACATGAATATTGGATTCTACATCAGCCATCCATTAACACCTCTTTATTTAATTATTTACAAGATTGCCTAGAAGTGAAGCGTCGGAAAGTTTGATTCCTGATGCTTCTTCAACAATTTTGTATACAGTTGGAAGATCTAGGTTTTCTTCTAGGGCTTCCTTGTCTTCTGCCAATTCTGGCTTGTATTGCTTCATTGCGATTTGGACACAGTCCATTAGCAAGTCCATAGATTTTTCGTTATCTTCTGCGACCTTTGCAATATCTTCAAACTTCTTCATAAACGGACGAAGTAGAGAAATCTTAAGTGGTCTGACTTTTACCTTGGTGCCATCAATCAGTGTTACTGTCTTTTCTTCAGTGGCGATTGCCATTTATTCCTCCTTATAAGGTTTAGTAAAGTATACCATAAATCAGGCTTATTTTTTTGTTATTCGTAAACCTCATAATCAAGGCCCATACCAATACCAAAACCTACTCTTTCTGCATTCATTCCTTGTAAAGCCAAAATATCATTGCCATCTCCTGTTGAGCCTTTACTAAATACTCTAGCCTTCATATCTTCCCATTCATTACCGCTACCCGAATTCTTATCTAGATCTACACCCTGCATAGCAGCAGCAAATTTTTTATCGCTATAGTCTAACTCTCTTTTTATTTTTAGTGTCGCTGTTAATTCTTGCATAGACATTGATGATTCTAACTGGTCATAGTCTTTCCATATACCGATTAAAAAAACTTCTGACTCTAGTTTTGCTAAATCTAAAGTATCCCACGAAGATCCGCTATCAACTGCCTGATCTTTAACAGTGTCTTCTGATTTTGCATTAATTTTAATTCCTGCTGCTACATCAATTATTTCATAGATTGTTGGTAAGTCTAGGCTATCTTCTAGGTCTTCTATTGTTTTTATTGATGGACAATACTGTTGCATTGCAACAAGTGCACATTTAGCCAGAACTGCAATTGATTCGTCATCAGTTTTTGCTTCTTTTATTGTTTCAAAAGTTTCTAAAAATTCCCTTAAATATTTAATTTTTAATGGCGCAGCAATAACTACTCTGTCGTCTACTAATGATATTTTTTTAGTGTCGTATATTTTTGTTGCCATTATACAAGTATACCAAACAGAAAGACCCAACCCACTAAAGGGTTGGGCCAACTGTATTATTAAGTTGTATTATGCTAGTGAGCGGTCTACGATTTTACCATATGATGCATCATCGTTTGGAAGAAGGCGGAATGATACTTCAAACATTGAAGCCTCATCACGCTTTGCTGATACTGAAACATTCTCAATTGAGAGTGCACGGTATGCAACATAAATTCTTTCCTTTGGATCTAGAGAAGAACCAGAACCTGGTCCTACTGCGACAAGTCCACGCTCTAGTGGAACGTCACCAATATCTCCTGCAGACATAGTGAGTGTTTGAAGACCCGATGCTTCTGCTGGAAGATCTGTATTCTTTCCTGCAATTGCTACTAGAAGATTTTCTAGTGTTGCCTCTGCGAAAGATGTATTTAGATTAACTGTCATACCCTGCTTGAATAAACGAGCAACGTCGAGAAGTTGATCTACTGCTACATCACCAAAGTCTGGCTGGAATGCGAGTTCCAAACCATTTGATGTGTATCCTATATTTGTGTAATCTTCATCAAGTGACAAAGTGTCCTTATAGGAAGTTGCGGATGCTGTGAGTACTGGAAGATCTGTTGCTGCTTTAGCATTAGTAACTTTTCCAGTTGCTTCTACATATCCGATTGGGCCTGCATCATGCGTAAATAGTGCTGCTGCACCTACGATAATGTTACTACTTGAACCACGGCTGTATGCCATATATTTCACCTCTTTCATTTTTATTAAAAGGGGGTTGTTTCCTCACCTTAATTATAACACTGTTTATTAAGAGTTTATGGGGTGCCAGTCATAGTCGATAATTATCTTGTTCCCCGCATAAGTACGTGCTGTTGCAAAGTCAACAATGTCTCGTGTTTCTTCTAACTGGTATATCTTAAAATTATGGAAAAATACAGGCTTAGATTCTATAGTCTCATAGTCTAGGTTTGCTGTGGCCCACTCATTTAGATCTTTTGCTGAGTCATCTCCATTATCCAAAAGGTCACTTACCTGCTGCTGGGTTATGACCATATTCTTTTGTGCGTCATCACCTACTGAATAAAAATAATATAGTAACTGCTCACACTTGATGTATGGGAATGGAGTCCTTCTCATTTTAAACATTCTGTCATATACTCCAAATACACCATTACTTTGTGGAAATGTTTCGGTTAATGAATCAATTTCTGTTGGCAGTGTTGGGAAGAAATATGTTGTTCCTTGAGCATTAAATGCAGGATCTATTTTTGCTGCTAAGTACGCATTAATAATTGTAGGTGGGTGATGAATTACTGCAGCCATTATGCACCCATCCCAGCGTTAGCAATCCAGCGATATCCAGTTGATAGTCCCTTTGCTTTACCCATTTTTTTGCCTGCTGGCATATCTTTTTTATATACCTGTGGGTTTTCAAGATATCTTGCTACACCACTTGTTCTTAAAAATGCTTGTGAAAAATACTTATTAAAAAACATATCAAAGGCTTTTTCAAAACCTCCCTCTACTTCTGTTCCTCCAGGATTCATAACCTGAACTGGGCCTCTAGTAAAAATAGTTTCACCGTTATCATCAAAGGCTAAAACTTGTGCAACCTTTGGTCTAATTGTAACTGGAATGCCGTATTCCATAATCCTTGCTTTATCATAAAATGGTGTTCGTGAACCATCTTTGATAGATGTAGACTGGCTAAATGATGATCTAAAAGATAATCCTAGATTGCTTGTTGTATACGAAATATCATAAAGTCTTGCATCTGGGCTTCCAACCATAGTCCATTCGTAAACATGGTGTAGCATCTGAGGGTTAACTCGTGCATTTGAATCTATAAACTCTTTCATTACCTCTACAGTTTCCATTCCAAGAGTTTTTAAAAATACAGTCTTTCCTCTTTGAACGCCTTCTAAAAATCCTATAGAATAGTTAACAATATTATTCATATCTTTTTTAAATTGATTTGAGTTAAATTTTGTTATCATACATCACCTGACTGATTCTCTGATCTTCTGATTACCAACTTGTAAGATTCAATAGAGCCAAATGGTCCAGTAAATGGTTCATAAGTTGCCACTTCAAATAATGTTCCCTTGCCAGATCTGGGTCCTGAAGTCTCCATGTATATAAGATTACCCTCTTGATCTTTTATATCAGAAATTAATATATTTGTTAAAGCATTTCTGCTATCCAACAAAGAAATTCTAATGTCAGATCTTATTCTTCCAACTAGAATTGAGTTTTGTGTAATATTTACATTTGGCTTTACTTCTTCTTTAAATGCTGACCCACCTGAAGAAAAACTACAGGCAAATACTCTATCTAAAACCCATTTCTTTTTTATTGCTCCAAAGTCTCCTTGCTCAACTATTGGATGATATACAGATGCCTGCATTGGAAACATAAAATCTGGGCTCTCACAAACTGTCATTACAATACCCCAATTTTTGTAATAGACTTAGAGTACTTTGAAAGTATCTTGTCTACAATTATGTTTCCTGTTCCTTCGAAAAGACCTTTATCAAATTGAATTCTATATTGATCTGTGTTGTAAGAAGAAATGAATCTCTTGTAATAATCTAACTTACCACACTCTATATCATGAATAAGCATTTCTGTTGCTCTGGTTATGTCTGTTGGTACAGAAATATATCCACATTCAACTTCAATCCTATAGTCCCAGGTGTGTGCAAAACCTCTATATACAAACAAAGGATTTAGAGAGTCGGATGATGCTGCTGGCAGTACCAAAGGAGCAGATTCAACACGATTAACATTTTCTGTAGAAGACTGGACTATTGCTGATTTGTCAGATATTATTTCATATGTTCTATCTTCTACTAGTTTATTATTTTCATATACCGACAAAATTTTCTTAACATCATCCCAGACTGGGACATAGTCGGATCCATTTCCTGTAAAATTTAAAACTTTTCTTTTATAGTAAAACCCTTCTGGAACAATAGAGTCAATTATTGCTCTTGCCAACTCTTCATTTTTTGCATATTCTCCAATGTCAGAAGCAGTTGTTGCATTGTCTGATGGGTTTGAATATGGCCTAACCACTTCATAAAACTCAGAGTGTATTACTTCTTCATCTTCATTTAAAACTGTTAGTTCGTAATTAGAATCATATCTTCCATTTAGAGTTGTTGAGATTACCTGTCCACTTACTTTATTTAAAAATTCATTATGAGAAAATGAAAGATCCGCCATATCATACAAATACATTTTAAAATCTGTTGCTACAGGGTAACCTGCAGGAATAGTAAAATTAATTGTAGTGTCTGAGTATGGCGGAACTCTCAATATTTTCATTATAGATTACCGAAAGCCTGTTCTACTTCTTCTTGTGTAGCCGAACGAATATGATCACGAGTTAACCACTTGTCTGCATCAGACTTTGAAACTACGTTATATCCCTTATAAACTACTCCAACTTCTGGCCATCTGACATTGCTTGTTGAAAACAATGCCACCTTATTGCCCAAGTCTGTAGAAGAAACAGCATCAACCTTTGGACCATCTGCTGCCATTGAACCAATAGCGCCTGTTTCCGTAAATCCTAATGCCTGAACTGGATCTTCTGCAACCTGTGGCTCAACATGTATCTCAATTGGTGCTTCAACTGGTGTATCACTTGGTTGTTCCATTGAGTATTCAGTATCTTCATTGTTTGATGAATCTTGTTCATCAAATTCAAAATTATTTTCCATTTTTATCCTCCTTGTTTTTATTATATCATTAAAGTATTAAGGGGGACAGGAGAGTGAACTCCCGCCCCCCATTAAAGGTACTGTTTACAGATTATGCATCTGAAGCAGCGTCAGCGAATGCAACTGCATCCTCTTCTTCCCATTGAATACCAAAGCGGACGAATACTGTGTATTCGATTGTATCCTTCTTTGCTACGTACTCACGGTTTACAGTGATATCGCGCTGGAATCCCCATACACGGTTTGCTGGGAATGTCAAGTCGACATATCCTGCAGGGTAGTAAGGAACTTCCTGAACGTCAATTCCTAGAACACGAGTTGTACGTGCTCCACCGAATGTCTGTCCCATACCATCAAGGTATGACTGGCGGTTTGACTGTGTGCTTCCGACAGATTGTCCTGCAAGTGCTTCTGCTACTGCATCAGCGAGTGTACCGTTATGCTTAACGATTCCGCCGAATACATCTGTACCTGCATAGAACTTAAGGTTATTCTTAAGTGCACGGTACTTGCGTGGCATTGCTGTGATGATGTCTTGCATTACATCAGGTGTCCAAGCATTGTCTGCTACGGTTACTACTGACTCATGTGCATCTCCGTTTGTCTTTACCTTCTTGATAAAGCCTGGCATGATTGACAAGAATGCTCCTGTTGCACCATCACCATTGATAGCGAGATCTTCGATATCATTTGCGAATGCGTTGGTCATTAAGCGTACCAAGTGATCTTCTAGAGCGTCACCTTCTACACCATCTTCCAATGATTCTGCTGTTACTTCCCAATCAAGACGAATCTTCTTGGTAGTAAGTTCGACCTTAGAGAATGTTGCACCTGTGTTTGTGTATGTACCAATTGCTTGCGCTGCTGCACGAATTACACGCTCACCGACGTTTACCTTCTCAAGTTCCATAGAATTAGCCTTCATTGTTACACGACGGCCATCCTTTGCTAATACTGTTGCATCCCAAACATAGTCGATAAAACGACGTGCCTGCTCAGGGCGCAAAATTCCAGAAGCCGCTGAACCACTAGGGTTTACAGCGTTGGCTCCGCTTGTAGATCCAAGTGTTGCTGTTGGAATATTTCCAAGTGTATTTGCACCTGGGTTTGATACTCCACCAATTCCACCTGATGCGAAAGCACCTTGACCCTGGTAAAGTCCTGGTGCTGTTGCACCTAGATCTCCTGCAGCGCCTGGCTGGTTTTTGATTATTTCTTCTGACATATTGTCACCTCCTAGTGATTTGTTCAATTGAATAGATCGGCTGTTTTGAGGAAACTACCGCCCCATAGGGATTTTTCAACCATTTCAGATTGAGACTGATAGATCTCGCCGAGATCTCCAGACTTTCGGAATGCGGTTTCTGCTTCCACAGCGTCTACTCGTTTTCCAAATTCATTAAACTCATCTGAAACTAATGCAATATCTTTTGCAACTGCTTCAAATGAATACTTCGCTGTATCAATATCAACCTTTGTAGACTTAAGCATTTCTACTTCTGCCTGCAAAGACTTTACTGTTTCAACTAGATCGCTAAAGGCTGATGTTAGATTATTCGTGATTTCTATAGTTGTTTCAACTACTTCATCTGACTTAGATACATCTGCGACTGCGTCTGCTACCTTTTCTAATGCTTCGGCAACTGGTGCCTCTGCAATATCTTCTGCAAGAACATCTTCTGACTTAACAACATCTGCTGTTTCAGTCTCTTCTGCTTTTGCAACTTCTTCGGTAACTTCTTCAGTCACGGCATCTGCCTCTGGAGCGACCACAACATCTTCAACTACATCTGTCTTTTCAACTTGTGTTTTTGATTTTGTCATAGGTTGTACCTCCTTGTTAATCTTAGAAGTATTAATGCCTTTAGCACTATCAACTAAGAATTTTATCATTGTTACTTTTTCATTATCTGTTTTTTCAACGAAACCTATATTTTCCATAGCATTACCAGTTGCAGGACTTACTTCTGAATCATTTTCTGAAATCTGAACTATTCCAGACTCTCTATCATAAAAAACATTCTCTAATATAGTAGAATCTGCTTTAAATACATTTACTCCGTCAACTTTTTCAACAGATACAATGTTTGCAAACTGATTTGCTGGGGAATCTACAAGACTCAACTCAATCAAATCGTATTGCTTAATAATTCTAATTGCTTTGTCTGACTTCTCATCAAAACCATCGTCCCACTTGTTCATTCTTCCGCCAATTGAAAAACCAGAAAGAGTTCCATCAAGGACCTTTTCCCAAGTATCTTGTGCGCCTTTTGAAACATAGGCAGATACAAAGACACCGCTATAAAACTTTTTTGATTCTGGATCAAAATATTTTTCTGCCTTAAAGTCAACCATTTTGCCAACTGCTAATGGCTGATGCATTTCACGAATATTTCCTCGGAATTTTGCAAATGCCTCCATTGATGCTTCTGCTGTAACTATGTCATCTTGCTTGTCAATATTATCTAGGGATGCAAATCCAGATACGGTTCTTCGTTCTTTGTCTACCTTTGAGAAAGGCATTGAAAGACGTAAATTCTCCCCATCTGAATTCCAATGGGCTTTGGATATATTGCTCACCATTATATTATAAACCCCTTTTAAAGATATATCATAATATGGACATATCAGACATTAGGGAGTTTTTCTTCCCTCTCCCTTTGGTGCTCTTCCAGAAACCGTTGAAGTGCTGTCTGAATTATTATTTGTTCTTGCAGAATCTCTTGCTCTTGTTGTGTTAGCCTCGGCTGCTGCTGCTGGCTTAAGTTCTAAAACCTCATCGCCACCTTCTCGTTGTGGCATGTCCAAAACAGTACGGGCTTCATTTGGAGTCATTATCTGAGTTTTTACATAACGCTCAAGGATTTGTGATTGAGCAATTTCATCAGTCAAAGTTAATTCATTAAATCCAAATTCAAGAATATCTGTTTTTTCCCTAATGATTTTGTTAATCATTTTTTCAAGTTGTCTTTGTGCTGGTCTTGCAACCTGCTCCTTAAAGGTGCGGTCCTGTGCAAGTGCTGCTGCAATAGATCCAGAATCGCCACCTCCAAGTTTAGATAGTGGCACTTGATGTGCAACCAGGATGTCATCACGGTTTTGTTTACGATACTCTTTAAAAGAGCCGTCTTGTATTCCGTCTTCGATGGGATCCATTTTAAACTCAACTTTATTTGTATCACTATCACCTGGAAGGGGTATGTACAAAGTTCTATGAGACTGCCCCTTAAGACTTGTCTGTAAAAACCTAAACATTTTATCTTCTGCATCTGCAGAAAGTTTTGCACCCTTCAAAGTAATTACGTACCTTGGCACGGCCTTATTTGCAAAATAATCAATATTATATTGTGATGCCAAAGAGTCTCCATGAAGAGAGTTAATTGCAGACATAATGTCTGGTACTCCATAAAAAGTATTGAGTGGTGAATATTGCTTAAAATGAATAATCTCGTTTGGTCTGGCATCTGTTGTTAGTGGGTTCTTATTCTTTGCACCAAAGTTACGGAAGTAAACAATCTTATTTCCAATAATCTGAACATATCCATCTTTAATTCTTCTAACTCTCATAGTTGTGGAAGGAATATGTCCTACATATCCAATCTCTCCACGAGTAGTTCTGCCAATTTCTAGATATCCGTTACCTGTAGACTGTAGATCTGTGTAAACCTTTTCCATTGTTGCAGTAAAAGAATCGTCATCATTTAATGACTCTAGCCAGTCTCTTACTTCAATCTTTGCTCTTTCAATTCTCTTACGTGCTTTTTGTGTAGCACTGTTATCTTCTGAAGATTCAAGCCTTAACATTGTTCTTGGAGAAACCTTGAACTCATATCCAAGTCCAACAATGTTTTCTACCTTGGCATCGATTGCTGCGTGGTTTGCAAATGATGTGTCATAGTAGTTTGCCAATTCATAAAGGTTCCATGGTGGTGTGATAACATCAAACATTCCGTAGCCGTTTACATATACTAGGCCTGGGTTTATTTCTTTTGACTCTGCTCCATCTATACCGCTTTTTCCAGCCAATGCTGCTGATGTGTAAGCAGTTGTTGGCTCAACCATTTTTGTAGATAATCTTCCAATTCTTCTTTTAGTGTTTAACTCTAGACCATCAAGAGATTTTAAAGTATTCCAGTCTCCGTTAAACGGATCAGACTTTGAAAATAAATCATCTGACTTACTGGCTTTATCAATTTTAGCATTAATAATGTATTCGTTATCTTCCATGATTACTCTTCATCTCCATACTTGGCAATTGTATCTTTTGCTGCTTGTACGGCACCAAGATCATTAAGAGAAGGAATAAGTCCAGCCTTCATACGATCAACTTGCTCAGAATATTCTTCTTCAGAAACTCTTGTTAATCCTGGAACAAATACGCAGGTGCCGTCTCCTGGATCTCCGTAATGCATTGCAGTCTTTTTAAGTTCTGCCATTCTGGAAATGTCATTTTTGTCTGATGGGATGTTTAGGACAGATCCATTTCCATCTGTAAACCACTTGCCATCTGCTTTCTTATACACATAAAGACCCCAGTCGTAATTCTTTTCAATTACCTGACGTCTAACGTTTTTTACAATAGGTTGACCAGTTTTTGGGTCTATAAGAGAATCCATAACTACAAGTATACCATATTAGACTGGATCAACAACAAGTTGTTGCCAACCAATGTCCATATATAGGTTGTACTCATATTTTCCTAAAGTCAAAACTTTTGAGTCATCAACTACTATTTTATTTGTTCCTGTATAACTTTTGTAAATTTCTGAGGGATTAACACCATAGTAACTAACTTCGGACAAGACAAGAACCTTGTTCCAAATAAAAGATCCAATCCAAAACTCCCAGTCAAGGTCATAACTTCCAAGAACTTTAACCCTAAACCAGGGTCTTTCTGAAACATTTTGGACTTCTTGAAGGTTGGTGGACTGATAAAAAGATATATTGTTAAATAAAACTGGACCAGTTATTCTAATTGCTCCCTCAAAATATGAAAAGTCTAAACTGCTTGCAAAACTAATTCCTAAGAATCCCCACTCCTGTAAAGTTATAACTGGCTCTTTTACAATTTTACCATTCCAATAAAACCCTATTCCGTTTTGAACAAGACCAGTCTTAGAATCAATTGCATAAATTTTTGCTCTTCTTCCAGTTGGATCACAGGCAACCATATAAAACTTAATGTAGGAATCTTTACTTTGAACTTCAAAAATTTCTGTAGGAGCATAAGGGAAATAGTCTCCATCAAACCTAATGCTAGTTTGCATTGCAATAACTTTAAATCCATCTGCCTTACTTGTGTTTACTGGAATCATCAATCCTCTGTTTATTAGTGGATCGTATCTGCCTCTTAATTGTATTCCGCTTGTCTTAGTCAAATACAGATATGGGGATGACCCGCTATAAATTGAAAATGGATTGTTTTTCTTAAAATCATAATATATTCCAGCCTTTGTGTATGGATATATAGATGTACCAAACTTTGTTCCAATCGGACTTGCATCAGATTCATTCAAAGCCTGAGACGCATAAGATAATTTTTTAATATTTACATTATTTGTTTTTGAATTTTTCACATTTATATCTATGTGTGTAACAATTGACAAATCATTAAAATCAACTCCACTAGGAGGATAGATAATCATATTATCAACAACTTCATACTTTGTTGTCATCCAATCTGTGCCTGGAATTAAAACTCCATCTCTTTTTGGTCTTTCTATTTTTGTGAAGTAAGATGATGTTGCATTTGCACCAAGTTCTGTATACTGAAATGTTATATAAGACTTTACAATTGCGCCATCTGTATCATATCTGTAGTCTTTTGATATTTTATTTTTTAAGTCTTCATAATCGTTGTATCCTGTAAACAAATAATTATCTAAAGAATCATATGCTCTTTGAATTGGAACTCCATATTCATTTGCAAGTTCGGCATATGTCCAGTCTACTGGATCAGTTTCAATTGCTATTGTGTTTGACGGAATTGGATAGTTAATATTAAACTGAATAAAATCAAGATCAAGGTATGTGTCTCCTCTTTTATCTAAGACAGATTCTGCAAAATATGTAAGAGGAAGATTGTCTTCCCAATAAGCATTTGAAGATACAGCCAATTTATAAGTATCAAATATAAGTTCTGGGATTAATGTATAACTTGCTACGTGATCCATAAGGGAATCTTCTTCTAGGGAGACAACCCCTCCTGCACTAATAGAGCCATTTGCTATATCGGTTAACCCTCCAGAAGGAGCCTGTGAGGTTGTATCAACTCCTCCATCAATGCCAATAAGTTGATTGTTTTGATAAAATGAAAACAAATCTTCATTCCATTTTGGAACTCCAATTTCATTAAACAAAGATTTAATCTTTTCAAAATTGTGAGCAGTTGAAATACCAATTTTATAAATCTTGCCAGTAAATCTTGATAGACCATTTTTGTCTCCCCCAACATACATTCTTAGATCTGACAGAGAGCCAAAAAATTCAGACGCTGGCTTTCCAAACCTAGAAATAAATGCTGGAATATTAACGCCTACCTGAAAACGTTCATTTTCATCAATTTGCAAAGGAGAATATATAACTTCTGTTGTACCTTCGTGACTAATAGTATAACTAATAGTGTTGTTATGTACGCTTATTAAAAAATAATTATTGCTATTTTGTTTTTCAATTTTAAACAAAGTTTGTACTGTTAAAGGGCTTTCTCTTAATTGAAAACAACCATAAAAAGCAGATACTGGAGTATTAAGTATATCAAAATTTTTAAAGAATAAGTGCCCACTTATATTGTTCCATGAAGTATTTGGTCTAAAAGAAAAATAATCTAAACTATCATATAAAAAACTAAGTGTATTAATTGTTGAATTTGCTTCTTTGCAATCTGCAAGCAAATCATATTCTGTTTTTGAAGACAAAATAACTTCTGGTGTTGAATAAGAAACTGCAGATAAAGATCCTTTTGAGGTATATACGTTATCACTAAAACCTTGACGCCAAGATCCTGTTTGTGGATAAGAATAATTGGAAGTATAGTCTGCAAAAGAATAATCAATTGCAACAGATGTTCCACTATAAGATGTATTTATATTTTCTGGATTTTCTACTCCCTGCCCAAAAACAAAACGTCTTTTTGCAACTTGAGAAGCAACTAGGTATGGATATATACCAACACAATCAATGTCTATTGGTGAAATTTTATCATATGCATAAAACCCAATCCAGTCTTGATCTTTTCCAGTTAAATTTAATTTTGATGGTAAAGAAAGTAATGATGTAGAATAACTCAAAGAGATTACTTGCTCGCCATTAACCATTAATGAACCAACATCTTTTCCTATTTTCATATGCACTAGCATTGGCCTTGTCCATTCACCAATATAGTGGGTGGAATATTCATTACCAATCTTAAGCCCAATGGCTGGCCCATCAACATAAATTCCATCATCTGAGGCTATTGGGCCAATTATTCTTTTTCTTTCGTTAGTGTAAGAATTTATTCTAAGCCAAGTTTCTAAAGTATATTCTGAAAACTGACCAGAATCATTTAACATTCCTAGTCCAGGAACAATTAAAGATGGAAGTCCAGAGTTTGAGTATAAAGTTGTAAGACTTGAAGTTCCATACACTAGCGGAATTCCAGAATTTTTAGCCATCAGCATATTGTTATTTGAAAAGTAGTAGCCATTTAGTTCTTGAAGTCCATAGCATTTTGCTATAATTGCTTTTTGTGGAGACAGAGATATGTTACTAGGAATATCAACTGGAATAGCCCCAAGGGATGTAGAGGCAAACTCTTCTGACCATTGGCCAAAACTAATTCCATTTACACGAAAGGCATCTTCTGTTTTAGATTTTCCAATAAAATTAATTTTAAAAACAATTTTTATTTCTGTGTAATCTGGTGGTGTGTCAAAAGTTTCTGATATAAAAATCCAATTTTTATTTACGACTGTATCATAATTTTTTAAATTAGTTATAGTTTCTCCGCTTGTGGTATCTATATATCTATATCCAATTTCAAATCCTGCAATATAAGAACTTTCTGAATAAAAATAACCTCCTATTGAAAATGTTCTTAAGTACTGATTGATTTCTGAGATTTCTATTATGTTATTGCTAATCATTGTTATTGATCCAGAATCATCTTCAGTTGGGGTTGCAACAATTCTTCCTACATAACTATTAATAAATGGCTCACCCAATGACTCTGGGTATGCAGAGCATGTTCCTCCAATTATTGTCCAGTTAGAAAAATCTCTCTGCTGCTCTGATATTAAAGAAATATAGTCACAGTTATCGTCAAGTGCCCAAAGACCCATTGGGTGTTCAGAAAAAACTTTTTCTGCGTATAAGTTTGATGGGGTTGACATAGGTTCTCCTAGTCTATTTTATCACACAATGCGGGTAAACCATCGAGGAAGTGTATATCTTATACCATCTTTAATTTCTTTAACCCCATGGACATAATCTTGATTATCTGGAAAACAAAGCAGGTCTCCTGGCTCTGGTTTATAAGATATTCCTAATTCAGGAAAATAGATATCTCCACCAAGATAGTCGTTATTCAAATATAACAGAATTGCAATATCGTTTGGTCTGCTAGTATCATAGTGCTCATGCATGCCCCTACCTGGAGTAAACTTTGCAATGTGTGTTTTTTCATCCAAGAAAGGCTGAAAAGGTCCTTCATAGTTATCAACAACAAAATCATAACATTTTTTTGCATAATCTTGAATCATATTTAAAAGCAACTGATCATTTTTTTGTATTTCGTGATAAGTATGAATTGTAAACTCTTTTTCTCCATTTCCGTGTTCTGCAAAAAGAAGCGTGTGTGATTTAGCGTATTCTGAAATAGAAGCAGCCAATTCTTTCGGCATAAATTCTTTTACATATAAAACTTTTGATTTTAATTCTTCCATTATTTTACCTTAATTTCGCAATAGTCTGTTGTGCAATATGCTTCACCTTGAGCCTCTAAATTATCTACACCGTCGTAAATTGCTCCAAAGTCAATGTGCTTCAGTTTGCCAATATAGCCATTATACTCTTCTTCTGTAATCTGAGAATAAGGTTGCTGTGGATAAACTGTATTTCCCATTGGCAAGAATGACACAGCCTTTAATTGTCCCTCGTACATATTAAGTGCTGGGACAATATGCTTTGACTCTGTTTCCTTATCAAATGAAAGTGTTACAGAGACACCATTGTCAGACCAATACTTCTGAGCAGTTGCAGCAAGGGCAATCTTTTCAAATAGTGTTACATCCTTTTCAGATCTTGGATGACCTGATTTGATTGGGAAGTAAACTACTGATGTATTTGCTGATACTACGTCATCTTCAATTGTGTACCCTGCTGCTTTGAACAAATGAATCATTGGATCTGTGTTTCCAAAACGAACGGCACGAAGGAAGAACTCTCCTCCAGGACCCCAGTGAACTCCAGGAGTTGCACCAGAAAGAATTGAAACTGATCCTGATGGCTTAACTGTTGTTACTCGAATTGATTCACGAACACACAGCCATTCAGAGTATTGATGATCGTAGTGACGAATCTTATTGTATCCTTCATCCATCCACTCACGAACAATTGGCAAACCTTTTTGATCTGCAAATGATGCAATACCAGTAAGTGATGTACCAATGCGACGATTGCGTTGCATGATACCGTTTGTTTGTGGCCAATGTGTTGGAACAAGTGTTACAGTCTTTCCATAAAGGTATGCAAACTTCAGGGTACGCAGGAAGTCCTCCTTAGATTCATGACGATTCAAGTGCACTTCTACAAGTGTACATAATTCATATGATTCCAATGGCTGCTCCGCACATGGGTTAAATCCCATCACACGATAATCTTTACCGTCTGGCGCATCCTTTAGTCGTCCATAATTACGAGCAACATCAAGCCAGATAAAACCTGGTTCTCCGTTTTCTGTAATTAAATCTACATAGTCTTCGTACTTTGTTCCTACTTCTGCT